AGGTTCTGAGCTAGGTAGTCGTGATGACTGTCTAGCTCTTTTTCGTTTAATGTGTTATAATGTGTCGCTACTAATGAATAAAAAAAAAGAGTAACTTATCCTCACGGACAAGCTACTCATAATGAAACAAAACCGATGCAGTCACTACTGCATATACTTAAACATAAATTCTTATAACATGGAATACAAATATCAAAAACATAAGTAATATTTTAATTTCTTTCGTAAGCAGTCAAATAATTAAAGTAGTATGATTAATCGACATTAATATGTAAGTTGCTTAGAAATCATTTATTATGTAATTGTGGGAGTTTCCCACTAAGTTTGGCATAGGTTAAACTCGTATGCCTGGAGCTGAAATAAGACTGACAAGTAAGAATGATTATTAAATAAATTACACTTTAAATGACTTCTAAGCTACTTTAAGATTACGACTGAATAACTATTCAGAAGAAGAGAATTAATGCGACAGAGGAGAATTTAAATTCCTCAAGAACGCAGCATCATTTTGAAACAATCTACTGCCATATAATTAATTAGCTTCTTATTTAAAAGGAGCTTTAATTATATTACCATTACCGTCAAGATAAATAACACTATCTGTGTCATATCCATCATTTGTAGAATCAACATCATTAATTTCATAGAAATCATCATTAATTCCACAACTATCTATACTTACAGGTTTATTATTAGAAACTTTATTGTAACTACAAGCACCAAATCCGGCAGCTACAATAGCAAGTATAAGTATAACTATATTCTTATGTTTATTATAATTTGGATTCATAATAATTTTAAATTAAAAACTGCTAGTACTTTCACAAGCACTAGCAGCAACAACGGAAGAAAAAATTTCAGTATTCATTTTAAATACAAATCTATATACCTCTGTATACAGTTCACATGAGTACTACCAACAAATTTAAATGTTAATTCATCATCTTCAAGAAATATTGTAGTAGGATAATCATAAGCTTTATACTTATGAATAAGTCTTTTAGGAAGCTCTGTAAAATCTTTAATTTCAAGAGCTATTTCTTTAGATGATTTAGCAATAACAGTTTGAGTATTATTTATTGCTATAGAACAACCAAGACAATTCTTAGTCGTTATTATCAGGATTTTTCTTTTCATTTATTTCAGCTACTTTTTCATAATAAGAACCATCAGGAGCAAAATGAACTCCTTCATTGTTAAGAATAGTCTCATAAGTCTTTGCAGTATTCTTCAAATCTCTGAGAAGCAAAGCAAGATTAGCAAAAGTTACTTTACCAACTTTATCACTATTCTTAGCATTTTCAATAAACTTAGTTACATTATTAATTTCGATAGCAGTATGTGCATGCTGCTTAATCATTTCTGATACCCACTTTTTCATATTGTTTATTATTTAAATTATTAATTATTTCTTTGCGGTAGAACCAAAACCACCATCACCTCTATCAGTTACACCAAGGTCTTCAAGATTATTAACTGGTTCAAAACAAATTTGTCTATGATGAGGAATCTCAAGTTGACCAATAACATCACCAACTTCAATAGGTTTTGCATTAGTTATAATGGAACGGAATACAACAAAAAATTCTCCACGATAACTTTCATCACCAGTACCAGGAGAATTAGGTATTACATAACCCATTTTAGTAATGCGTGAATTAGGACGTAAAGTAAGAGAATCACGATATTCAGTAGCAACATGAATACCAGTTCCACATTTAATACGACCATCTTCTGTTATTTCAACACTAGTCGCAATTACATCACAACAAGCATCTGTAGCATGACCATAAGCGTGACCGTCTTTATCGCCTTCGCTCATATAATGAGCATACTCTGGAATTTGTGCTTTAACTTTAGGGTCAAGCCAAATCTTAACTGGAACAAAATCAATAGCTGTACGAAGAGCTTCTTTAAGCTCTTTTTCAGCTAACTCTCTGTTGTCTGGAGTTTCTTTAAAAGCATTTGCATAATTAATAAATGCATCTGCAATACGATTACTTAATTGACTCATAATTTAATTATATGTTATTTGTAATACATTAGTATCAAAATTATAAACTATAGCATCATATTCATTTATCCATAATTGTTTACTATTATTGAATCTATCTTTAGTAGTTTCACAATTACGTTTAAAAGCATTAGTACTACATCGTCTAATAACAAGAGGATTTAATAGATAATATTTAGAATCAATATCAAAATTATATTCATCAATACCTTCTATATCTTTCCAAGCAATCATAACACCAGCTTTAATTAATTCTTTAATTGCATCTCTAACTCTATCTGGAGTTTTAGCATTAACTAAACCGGATTTAATTACTTCTTTTGTAACTATTCTAAAACTAGTTTGATTTTGACTAAGTTTCTTATAAATATAATAAGCTACTTGAGTTGCAGTTTTAGAACAATGTACGGCTATTTCAGGAGCAAAATATGTTCCTGCTCCTTTAAACACATCGTAAATAGTTTCTACATCTTGTAGTTTACCATCTATTTTAGTTCTAGCTTTACCAGTTGCTTCAGCCATAATTGTTTTATAACTTATAAAAGTAATCATAGTACCATAATTATTATATACATCACCAACGCTTGTGCAAATATACAAAAAAAGTAGGTTGCTATCACAACAACCTACATTTTTTAGCGTTAAATAATGTTTAATAAACTAACACTCAATATGTTACAACGTACCTATATAATATATAATACAGCATATTAATGTTAGTTGCTATGATTATCACTACAAAGATAAGCATTATTATCAGTATTACTACTAATAATAACTAGTTTAACGATAGTTTAACCACTAACATCTTCTACGGGGCGGCTTTAGCTGCTTCTAGTATTCTAACACTAGTAGTTGCTCTATCCTCCCCGTAAAGAAGTGTATCAAAAGTTATATAGCATCATTCCTAATGATGTTACCCAATCTTTGGCATCATCTTTATTATCAAATACTAAAGCTTCTGGAACATTAGGAACACCTTTATTTTCATCAATCATAATAGTGTAATTTACAATACTTTGATTAGTATCAGCATAACTATTAACTGCACTAATTTTACCAACAAAGAATTTACCACTAATATAACTGAAAGCTAGTACCTCATCACCAACTTTGTAATGAGGTACTTTAAATTGATTTTCTTTTCCGTTAAAATTAACTTGCATAAGCTACAACAGAATTAAGTGCTTTATTCATATTATTATTAGCACTACCCCAAACAAGACTATTCATACGTTTCTCACCTTCAAGATTAGCAACGTTACAATAGAAACCAGTTACAGCATTATATGCTCCCCAGGCAGTACCACAAATATCTTTCTGACCAATACCATCATTATAATAATCCATCATATTATAAAGTTGATTAGCCTTACGAGAAGATATTTCAACTGCTTCAAGAAGTCTATAATCACGAGCAACAAGTCTAGCATAACCTTTATTAGGGTCGTACTGATTAATTCGTTCAATCTCAGCAGGAGTAAGTTGTAATTCACAAAGATACTTGTAAACATCTTCATCGCTCATTTTAATAGTAGTAAGATGACGATAAAGTTCTTGAGCATCTAAAGCATGAGAACAAGCAACTTTAAGTACTTGAGCACCAAGTTCAAGTTTCTCTTTTATAGACTTAGTATGTCTAAGTCTAATATGACAAGAAGCTTTATCCAAAGCACCATTAAGCATATTAGTACAAATAATACGAACAGGAGTAATCATAATATCTACAGATGAACCACCATCATGTCCATTACTAAACACAAGATAGTTATCTATAACATCGTCTTTACTTACAGAAGTTTGTACTGGTAGTTTAGCACTAACATATACTTTCTCTCCCATATTAAGACAAGCAGCTTTATCCCAAATTGCTTTACCTTCTCCAATAGCATTATTAAAGAAATTAAAAGCATCCATATTTTGAACTACTTCATACTTATCTTTAACTATACCTAAAGGATAATTGCAATCTGTACGATAGGTAGCATAAGCATTAGCACATTCACGATAAATATTACCATCATGTACAAAAGCGTCTTCACCTAAATCGTTATTACTGCCTATTCTAAAAGGCATTTTACCTACAAGTTCACACTTTTGAACAGACCAATCAAGACCTGCTTTCTTCATTACATCTTGTGCAGTTACACAATCAGATACATCTTTACCAATAGCCCAAGGAAGACCACCACGATTAAATTTACTCATAACTCAGCGTTATTAAATTGTTAAACATTAAATTAAATATTATCAGTAGGAGGAAGAGCCTCTTGATTATCTTTATAATCAGGATTTAAATCATTAACGTTCCATATATCACGTACTACATTTGAAACAATAAGTTCTACACCAACTATATGTTTCTTTAGTTCTTCACCATTATATTTAAGATATGAAGCATTACTTGTAGCATCGGATAAATTTTCTGCTAAAAGACTAATATTAAGAAAAGTATTAGCTTTTACTTTAATATCTGTTTTAATTAAATATACATTGTACATAATATTATTATTTATATTAGTAAGACGTTATATTTATAATATCTAAAGATGAATCATACTCTACTTTAGTAGCATATATATCATCAACCATAACTTGACAGTCTCCATTAGTTTCTTGAAGACTGTTAAGTTTTTGTATTAATTCTGAAACTCTCATGTTATTTGATAGTTAAATTATCGTTTTCAACAACTTCAGCAATATTAGAAACACAACCATCATCTTTAATTTTAACTTTCATAAGTTTCTTATCGATACTAGGTTTAAATTTCCAACCATCACGATTAACAGCTCCGATATTAGTCATAAGCTGATAACCATCACCCTTGAGAAGGTCTGTAAGTTTAACTGGAACAGTAACCTCAATATTAACATCATCAAGGTCTTCTATTTCAATTTCGCTACATTCGTAATTACCAGAATCTTTAGCAGTATTAACAATAGCATCAAGTAATGCTTGTTCATCTACAGAAGAATTTTGGTTAAGAGTACCGGTATATATACCATTAGCAAAAGTTACTTTAAGCATATCATTAATAGCTTCAAGTTTCTTACTATTAACTTCAATAGTTTCACTTTTACGAATAGTTACTTTACCAGTACCCCAATCAATCCACTTCTTACCACTCTTATCTTCTTTACCATACTTTTTAATAGCAAAGAGAACAAGATTAGTAAGACCTTTAATTGTATTCTCTTTAGACTTCTTTAGTTTAGCAAGTCTATCAGTCTCAGACTTAATAGCAAGAATGTCAGCATTCAAATTATTAATAAAGTTAATTATATTCTTAACTTTATTAGTCATTTCTTGACCGTTAAGTTCAAGCTTTTCTTCCATTTCTGGAGTTATTTCTCCACCTGCTTCTTCAATCTCATCATAAAGAGAATACAATTCTCTATCAATATCGAAAATACTTTTTCCCATGTTATTTTTTATTATTTATATAAACATAATCTCTATCGAGAAATCTACTATCACTACTTACAAATGTAGAATTAATCTTTCCACATTCTTTGCAACGAGAAACAATGTTGATACCGACAACAGTATCGGTATCAACATCTTTAACTTCTACTTCTTTAATAACTTCATATTTATGAAATCCAATAAAACACTTTGCCATATTACTTAATAGTTAAAATTATATCTGCTTTATGAGATTGTGTATCATCAGCAGAATAATTACGACATATAGTAACATTAACATTAACTTCAGGATTAGCAATCTCAAAGTCATTAATTGCTTGAAGAATGTTCTTTTTTAAATTCTCTGCACGTTCTTTTATGTCTTTAATTGTCTTTTCCATAATTTTATAAGTTTAAATGAGTTTCTACATTATTTACTACGCACAAAGGACATTCATCAGTTAGCATAAATGTAACTTCAGTAGAACAATAACCGTTTGATTCAAGCCAATCTACAGCTTTTTCATTATCATCAACAGCAGTTTTATTTTCTACGAAATCTTCGGTTACATCAGCAACTTCAATTTGTCCTATATTATAATTTAATATACTTATCCACATGTTGTAACATTAATTAAATTTTTAACTTTATCAGCAAGTTCTTTAGCCATAGGATGAGGAACTCCACTAACACCATTAGAACGTAAATCAATATAATGGTTCCAATCATCATCAAAAGCAGTATGAACTACTTGTGTCTTAGTATTAAGAGGAAGAATTTCTCTAGCTTGTTGTGCAGTCCAACCAAGTTCACGAGTTTTACGATAAACCAAATCGCAAATTTGAAGACCATATAAGAACCAATCTACAGCAACCCAATCATCAGTATTTTTAGCTTCAATAAGATGAGTAGATTTATCATAAATTTCTTCATCACTATAAAAACCATTATTATACGTAGTTACATTAAGTTCGTCATTAGTATCTATAGTTTTAATCCAAGGAAGTTTAGCAACAGTTATTCCATTACCAAATTTACCTTTATCATAAGCACAAAATCTAGTACTTTCTTCACTAATACTATTAACTCTATGACGATTAAGTTCACGACTAGCACCAATATCTGTTATAAAACAAATAGTAGTTCTTGGCATATAGTAAGGACAATTAGGTGTATTATCTATAAACTCAAGTTCATCCATCCAATGATGTTCAATAAGAACTCTCATATTAGTAGTTACATAAATATAACCTTCGTGTTCTCTAGTTCTGCTATATTTATTATGAATAAATCTAGTAGCTTGAGCAGCACCTCTAGGCATAAATAAAGGATATTTAAGATGAACTGTTGCATGTTCACATACACTAAGATGATATTTTACTAAATCTTTAGTATTTATATTTTCTGGTTCAACACCACGAAATAATGTTCTAACTAAGAAACCATAATCAGTTTCTCCATTATTCTTTGGAGTTGATTGATAACAAACACGAGCACATCTAGCTATATGTTTCCAAATAGCATCAAGTGTATAACCATCTTGTTTCCAAACTTCAACACTAGGATTTATAACTTTAATCATATTATTTACTTTTTATGTTTAACAAAATCTGTTCCAGCTTCATAATCTTCATGAGATATAGCAACTATATTCTCTTTATGTTCACTAGTAACAGGAATTTCTTTATCATCAGCAGATAAATTATATACATATCCATCTTTATCTTTGCAAAGATGTTCAAAACCATAAGCAGCTATAATTTCATTAGTTACATCTTTCTTACTAGTTTCTTCGATAAGAATAAGTTTATCTGTTTTAACAAGATTAGAAATATCAACGAAAACTGTCTCTACCCGCCCCGTAGAAGATATTGTAGGTTCATGTCCATTATCACTAGCTTGCCAAGCTAACAACATATTACAATAATTACCTAAATCTTGAATAGTATCAAACATACTTTCATCTTCAACATTAGGATTACTATAACCTTGAAAATCATCTTCAATAAGATGAACCAAACGATTAGCTTTATCATACATTCTAGCTAGACCATATCTATAGCCTAATTTATCACAACCTTTATTGAAAGCATTACCATAATCAGCATTCTTTTTAGCCATAAGATTAAGCATCTTATTTTGCTGGTCACGTAATGCAACAACTTCAGGAGTTACAAGATGTTTTGGAACTACTCCATTAAGAGCAGCTTTCCAATAATTTAAATCACTTTCTGTCATAATTATTATTTTATATAAATAGGATTTGTTATAAGACCTTTATCTAAACACCATTTAAAAGCATTTCTAATAGCTTGTTCTGGAGTATTACCTTTAATATAACGAATACAAACTCCTTCTTCATCTACCCAATCAATTGCATATTGAGGACCAATAGAGTAAAGATGAGGAACATATCCACAACATTGTGCACATACTACAAAATTATCAGCTTTTTCTTCTATTGTAATACATGGAAGTTGAGTAAATAATAAAAGTTCGTCAGCAGCCTCAAAATCAGTTTTTAAATGTATATGAAGTCTTCCTATACGGTCTCCTACAATATCTGTTATAGGAAACATTTCTCTTTCTAGTAATTCATTAGGAATTTCATGAGCCATTCCTTCATAAATACTAACTGAATAATGAGAATCTTTTGGGTCTGTTTCTTCAAGTACAACTAAAGCATTATGAGAAACAGCCGTATCAATAGCATTTTTTAATTTCATAATTGTTATTATTTATATTTTACTTTACATTTTGTAGCTTCAACTTCTCTAATGGAATTGTCACTAATTAAACGAACAATATAAATAGTTTTACCTTTACTAAAAAACCCTGGCTGTTCGTGTCTAACATCAATTACTTCTCCAGTATAAGTATCAGTAAAATCATTCATAGAACATCTGTTTCCATGCATATCAAATGCAGCTTCATATCCACCAACATCTACTTCTTTCCATTCTACTATCATAGTTATTTTATTAAGTTAAATATCAGTCATTCCCACAGCTTCAATAGTTCTTCCGCTAGATAAATGAATCAAATGATTCTCCATACATTCAGCAGTAGTTCTATCTAGAGGAAAACTAAGTTTATCTTGCAGATTATAATATCTAGCAAAATCTTTAATATCATCAAACCAAAGAATATGACAACCTATTATAAATTTCCATTCTTTATAGCCTGATTTCTCAGGTTCATCTTGTCCACATTTAATAAGGTCAACAAACTTATCTTCATAAGAAATACTTGAAACACAAAATGAACCAATTCTAAAATCATCACGTTTAAATTTAAACATAGTCTTACCACTAAGAATATAATTAGTATAAAGCTGATTAAATACATTAATAGCAGTTTCAAGAGGAACTATAGCACCACGACTAGTTTCAACCCAATTAGGTTTACCAGGTTTAAGTCTAAGTTGAGTATTAGAGAATACAGCCTTATGAATAAAACTAGGAATAGGTTCAATGGTTCTTTTATAATAATTAGCATAATATCTAATATACTTTATTTTAGAAGTATAATTAGGTTTTCTCCAATCATTAACAGAACTATTTACTTTAGATAAAGCTTTTTTATAATTAGCTTTTGACTTATCAGCATATCTCTTAGCAAGTTTATCAAAAGCTTCAGCTTTAGCTTTATCTTTAATTTTTATTTCTCCAATATAGTCGTCAGACCAATTCTTATCAAGTTCTTTCCAACTAATACCTTTATGTAAGCAGAATTTTGTATAGAACTTACATTTATTAATTTTAAGAAGTTCTTCATCAGTAAACAGTTTATCTTCAAGAATGGTTTTAATAGTAGGAAAATCAACTTTATAATCATTTACCCAATATGGTTTAGTATATAAAGGTTTACACTTAGGTATAAACTTATATTTATTAGCAAAACCTTTAATCTCAGTAAAATATTGCAGTCGATGTTCATTACCATAATTAGGAATTTGTTTACTTCCACTATTAAGAACTTTATATTCGTGATAATACGTTTCAAGATACTTTTTAATAAGATACGTCATGTGCATCTTAATAAGTACTTTCTTATTCTTTGGTTCAGTTATATCATAAAGAGGAATATCTTCATCAGTTTTATAAATAGTATAACCTACTGGAAGACCAGTTTTAATACTCCAAGAATAATCAGTTCTTTCTTTAATTACAGCTATTTTACGTTCACGGTTAATAATAGCCATACAAGCGCCTTTAAGTCCTCCACACCAGCCTTCTTTATCCCAATTCTCTTTAATATAATCAGGAGTAAGTTTTATTCCTAATGGTTTTCCTCTATGGAAGAAATAACCATAACCAAAACAATAACAATGAAGTTTACCATCATACCAACCAGGTTCATCACGATGAATACCTTCGTGAATACCGGCATCTTTAGTAAACGAATGTTTAACTTTTCTATTAGGTTCAGCACCTACTTTAGTTTTAACCATACCTTTAATATTATAAGTTTATAAATTTTATAAATATATATGACTTGAATAACAATTCAATTATTATCAAGAAGATGACTATTATTGGAACAATTATAAACATAAAAAATCCAATATTATCTTTTTTATTTTCTTCATTCATACCATTTTATTCAGCATAAAATATAATCATTTATTTTATTTAATATTTTAAATTTCGATTTGAGAGGAGTTTTGCTTAAAAGCGAATAACTAATAAGCAGGCATAATAAAGCCGCTCACGCACGAATTAAAGTGGAAATCTACCACATCTTCTACGGGGCGGCTCTATCAATTTAATGTTATATGTTCAACTGATACACTTCACCATCAGGCTGATTATCAACAAGTTTAACTTCAACATTAGAATCTACAGTCATAGAATTAAGAATAGAATCTTCAATAACTTCTTTAGGAATAGAAAACTTTAATCTACTATAATTATCTTTATTAGTTATACTAAATCTACCATCAGTATTATACATACTAACAGCTAGAAAATAATCATTTCGTTTAATACTTTCGTTCCATCGTTGTAAGAACTTATAGAACATTCTAAACTTTATTTCTCGACTATATAGTCTTTTAAACTTTGGAGAATACCAAGTTTTATGTTTGTCTAGTTTTTCTGTTACGTTATCATAAGCGTTTAAATTCATATTACTAATCTATTATATCCACTGCCTTAGCATGAAAAGGAACACTCTTAACTCCAGAACGTTCTCTATATTCTACAAAGGCATATTTACCAATAAATTTTTCTTTATTCTTTAATATATACTCTTGTCTTGAATGGTCAAAATTAAGAGTACATTCAAACAATTCTTCATTGATGTCATTTTTAAGAACAAGTTTACAAAGTGTAGTTCTAATTCCTTCAGGAATAACATCAACAATTTTAAACTTTGCATCATCAACTCGTTTATATTTAAGCATAGCTAAATTACGAGCACCAAATTGATAAGCAGAATTAACATCGCGAATAATAAGACCTTCAAAACCAAGACCTATAAACTTATCTCTAAATCTTGTAGCATCATAAATATTATTGATATTAATATCAGGCAATAATATAAGTTTACTCTTATTATTAAGATGTTGTTCATAAGTATCAAAAGTATAACATAATCTACTTATGTTATCCATTTTAAACTTGCGTCTAGCTTCATAACTCATATTATCAATAGCAATATCATAACACCAATACTGAAGAAGTAGATGTTGAGGAAGCTTTTCATTCTTAACAAAACTATTAATATCATTTACTTTATAACCAGGAATATAAAGTTCACCATCAAGGCAAGCTCCTTCTTCAATCATAGCATCAAGTAAATCATCTTTAATAGCTGGAAGAATTACTTCATCCATCCAAGTAAATTTAGGAGTCCAATCAGTACCTTCTCTAGAACGATAAGTAAGTCTAACAGGATTAAATAAATCATTAGTTTCTTCAGCACCAACAATACATCTAACACCATTAATTTTATATTGACCTAAATAACTACGTTTATCAAAAGGTTTATTATCTTTAAGTACTTTTGCAAGCATTGGAAGAACAAAACCTTCATCAGTAGTATTATTCTTTGGAAGATAAGTATTAAGATAATTAATAAGAGCAAACTCATTTGCAATGTTAACAGGACCGCTATCTTTAAGTTCAGAAAGTTCTTTATAACCTTCTTTACGTTTAGCTTTAATACGAGATTCAATCTCATTACCTTTAACTAACTTTCTAGCAACTTCTTCATCATGAATAGTAGTTCCAGCTACTAGACCATATTTCAAAGATATATTGCCATTAGGAAGTTCAGATATATCCCAAAATTGAGGCTCACCTTTTGCGTTTCTTTTATATAGTCTCATATATTAATTTTAAGTTTACTAATAAGTTTAGCTCTAGCTTGAGCGTTTAACTGAGCAGCACTTTGAGTTTTCTCTTTCTTAGGTTTTTCAAAACCTTCAAGAGTTCCTTCTTTAGCTTTCTTTCTAGTAGTACGAGTAGTCTTTTTTAAACCTTTTTTCTTATCATATATGACAGGAGGATTATCTTCTTCATATTTAAGATTACGTTTATGTAAAGCTACAAGTTTAGAAACATACTCATCTTTCTTATTTTCATCAATCCAACCTTGTTGAAGAGCATAATCAATTCCAATAAGAGTTCGAGTAACTTCATATTGATAAGGAGTACCTATAGTTTGCATCATTCTCATATCATCTTTAATACGAGAACAATCAAGACGAACACAAGCTTTAGCAACAAATTCGTCAGCACCACAAGTACTAATGTCTTTAATAGCCATAGCTTGAACTTGTTCATCTACTACCATAGTATAAGCTTTTGGAAATCTTACCATTGTTTAGCTATTAATCTAAATATTACAACTTTATCTGGTTTACCTAGACGACCATGAGCATATTGAGCCATAGCACCAATATCATCAGTTTCTCTAGTTTGATACATTTTTGTAGGAGTTTTACAAGTATGAGTATCATAATCGTAATTAAGAGGAATATGAACAACATCTCTAAAAGGAATTAATTCATTTAAAGCATCATAATCTTCAGTACCATCATGAAAATCTACTTCACCATACGAAAATATATTATCAGTATCCAACTCAAAAGTAATACCACCTCTAGTTATAGTAATAGCTTTACCTTTATCAAGTAGAGCTTCTTCTTTATCACTTATCCAAGTCATAAGAATACGAGTTTGTGATTTAATTTTATTACCAACTTTCTCAGTATGGCAAATCACAGTCTGATAATCTTTTGAAATAGGCATCGGTATCACTCTTATCTTTTCTGTATCGGATTTCGACATATCTAATAGTTTCTTTAATAAAAGTATCTATTTCATCATTATTGAATTTATAATGTAAATCAGCAAAATCTTTACACTCATAATTCTCAAGTCCAAATTCTCCACGAGTAATAAAAAGATAAGGAATACCATAAGTTTCTAAAAGATAATCAGCACCATCACGTCCGGTTCTATCAAAATCTAGAAGACTAACAATCATACCTTCATTATTAAGTCTTTTTCTAAGCCAAGTATATTCATTAGCTTTAAGTCTATAATTTTCACTAGGAAGATTAACAACTCCAATATTAAGAGCTTTTCCATCCGCCCCGTAGAAGATATGTTTGCTTAGATGACTACCTAAACTTAATCTATCTTTACTAGACTTAGTTATAATAATATAATCATAATCTTCTCTTTCTAGATTAGGAAGACCTTCAAGTACATTACAATTAGTTATAAATTTTAATTCCTTAGTTCTATCACGTAATGGAAAATATAGTTTAATAAGATATACTCCAGATTTATTACGACCAAGCATATAAGCATAACAAGGGTCATTCTTAGTATCTTTATATTTAGGAGTAGGATTAGTTACTCTATCAATATAATACTGCTCAACTGGAATAACAAAATGAGTATTAAGATAATTCAAATCTACATTTAATTTAGCCCATATAGCTTTATCTTGACGATTCCAACTACGAGGAACAATTTCAATAATAGCTTTTTTCTTACGAGCTTTAACGAGAGCATTCTTTATAGATTCGTCTACATCATAATCATTAACACGATTGTCAATTTGATATGAAAACGTTCTATAAATATGACTTAGTACAAAATAAAAATCTTGTTTATTATTTGTACTAATCGGTCTTTCATATACAATACTTAGTACGTAAGCTACAGTATCATATATATCCATAATTTCTCCTGTTCCACCAAAATCTCTAACTTTTAACTTGCCATGAGCGTTATATTTAAAACCCATAGAAGCATCAGTATCATCGTCTCTAAACACAGATTTTATAAGTCTATTATGTTCAATACAATCGTTTATAATAGACTTGTCTATGTTTAAATATTTAGACATAATATCAATTTGACTTATACGAGTTTCTATTAACTCTTTAGTAAGTTTACTTGTTAAAGGATTTCGTTTCATATTGTTGTATATATTCTAAATAATTGCTTTCTTGAAGAAAATATTTTTCTAGTTGTCCATTAGTAACAACTTCTCTATGAAGACTTTTATAATCTTTATTTAAAGCGACAGCTAATTCTTTAAGAGAATAAACAACTCCTTTACATTTATAAAAATGACTAACAGTTTTATTTTTAGTTTGTTCAGACATTGTTATAAATTTACAATTATCAGGAGTGTAATTACCATTTACATCTATACGTTCAATAGTTAGTTCATCAGTATAACCATTATTTAAACTCCAAGAAAGAAAATTATTATAATCATCTTTCCATTCATCACATACAGTTATACCTCGTCCTCCATATTGATTGTATTTTGCATCAGTAACACAATAACATCTACCTTTCATGTGACACCAAATCTTATATAATCTACTTTTTGTATCATAATTAGATTTTTGTATGCAACCACAAGATTTAGTTTTTCCATTAATTAAAGAACTAATTTGAATAACTCTAGTAGTACCACAATCACATTTACAAAGATATTCTACACCACAACGTTTTTGTCGTCTAGATAATGCTATAATAGTCCAACGACCGTAACGTTCACCTATTCTTTTAAGATATTCTTCTTTTATAGGTTTTGTTGTAGGAAGAGGAATTATATATTTATTATCCATATTATCGTTACAAAAAATTAGGGGCAACAACAGTATTACTACTATCGTTACCCCTTAGAACATTAAACTTTAGTTGAGAATTAGTAGACAAAGAGATAACTCTTCACTTATCTACTTAGAATGGAAGGTCATCTGTAGCAGTTGGGTCAAATCCGGCGCCAGCAGGAGCACCACCAGCAAACTCGCCACCAACAGGAGGAACTACAGCACCACCAGTCATACTAGGCATACCAGGAATACCAGGAACACCAACAGTAGGAGTCTTATTAGTCTGTTTAGGAGTAATACTTTCCTTAACTTTATCAATAGCAAGAATAACAGGAGGAAGAATCTTTCCTTCCTTCATCTTAACTAGCTCAATAGCACCAGAACCAACAAATGAAGTAAACTGCAAATCTTTGCTCTTATCAACATCTACCCAATCACCTTTACGATTACGAGTAGCACGAAGCAACTTAATCCAACAAGAAAGAGGTTTACCATTACCATCCTTAAAGCAAGGCTTAGCAGTAGCACCATCAGCAAGATTAAATTGACCATTGAGCATAGCAGCAACATTCTCAAAGATATGACGATAACCATTAAGAACATCTTGTGCATCTACTGCATTATATTCCAAATTGCCATTCTCATCTTCAGTATAATCTTCAAATGTAAGAGTAAGAGCATCTTCCTCATCAGGAGTTAACTCACGACCTTTAAGATAAAATACATCAAGAAGATGCTTTGTCCAATTAAGAAGAGCATCTACTTGCCAAGCATTCTTACCACCAGGAATAGTATCAACATTACTCTCAACTGGGAAGAAAGTCTTAGTAACATAACGACGTTCCTTAATATTCTCATGATTACTAGCAAAAGTAACTACGAGACGAGGCATCTTCAAACCAGCAAAAGAATTACCTTCTCCACTCTGAGACCACTCTACACTTACAGAATCAAGATGAGCCATAAATAAACCATTAGCTGGACTAGCATCTTTCTCATGAAATTTAAGACGAGCAGCAGCTACTGTGTTATTACTAATACCTCTACGATTCTTCTTTGCAGCACCATTTGCAACTGCTGCTGCTTCTTTTGTTACATCTGTCATAACTTAATTAAGTTTTAAACGATTATATTAATTGATTAAAAAAGGGAACTGATACGCTCAGTTCCCTATAATAAAAGCGAATGAATATCTAATGAATGAACTAATTATTCAGCAGATTCAGCAGCCTTATTAGCAGCTACACGAGCAGGCTTCTCATCAGTATACTCACCAAGAGGATAATAGATAACGTCAACAATCTTATGACCATCGTTGAACTTACCTGTCTCACCAGCCTTAACATCAACAGAGAATACACGCTTCAAAGCAGTCTTATCTTCCATATCAGCTTTAAGCTGCTCCCAGTTGTTTGTATCAGAGAAAGTAAGCTTCAAACCAGTACCAACTGCATTACCACTAGCAGCAAGCTTACAACCACTGAATGCCTGGGTCTGTGGACTCTGCATCTCATCAACTGTATAATGCTCCTTAATCTCATCATCTGTAGCATCCTCATTAAGGTTGTAAGCAACAATGAGCTGAGCACGATTAGCAGCAATGATAGCATCAACATTCTCATCATAGAGCTTCTTCTTCTCTTCCTTAGTAAGACGAACAGCTACAGTAGCTTCTGAACCATCCTTCTTAAACATAGGAACACCCTTAGCAATATACCAAACAGTAAGAGACTTAATACAAGCTTCTACACCCTCAGAAGTCTCAAGGTCGAAACCATTATTCTTAGCATACTCCAACAAATCGGCATTTTCCTTAGCCATTACAAGTGCTTCAACATCAGCGATGTTATTAGCAAACATAATGTTATCACCAGCCTGCAAACCAAGAGCCTTAGATACAGAACCTGTGATAGCAAAACCACCCTTAGTAGTAGCAACAATAAGCTGAGGCTCAGCATTAACTACACTACTCTTAACACCACTTGCAACTGCTGAAATACCGAATGATAAACCGTTAATCTTCATAATTTTAAATATTTAAATTGTTAATAAAATAATTATATAGTATAATACTATTTACATACTAAATTGTTCCTTATTCTGGAGAAACTTCACCATTAGAAATTTCTTCAATATTTACAAAGTCTTCATCATTAGGAACTGAATTGGCAAAGACTTCGGATAATTCATCGTCTGACATAACACCCATAAGAATATCACTAGCTATCTCACGCGCGCCATAAATAAAGGCACGATGACCAATCATAATACGAGTATATTTCTTAAAAGTATCTTTAGTAAATAAGTCAGCCGTATTAGCTTCTGTATAAGAGAAATGTCCTACAGCATGAGTTTCAACTACTTTACCATATATTCTCTTAAACCTAGTAAACTTATATTCAGTAACATAATCTGTAGGAGTAGCCTGAGTTCTAATAACAGGAAACTTACCTTCTTGAGCTACTTTCATAGCTTGTGGTAGATTAATGCACTTAATACATTGTTCGTTAATTTGAAATTCGTTGTATACTCTACCTTTTAAATCTTTATAGTATTTAAGAGGATAAACACCAACTATTTCATCGTCTGTTTTACTTTCAGCTTCTGCTTTGGTACGACATTTAACACAATACTGTGGAAGTAGTGTCTCATCATAAACATTATTGCCATCAGTATACTTATACTGAGGTACATAATCTTTAGTAGTTTCCCAGACTATACCTGCCCTTGACAACAACGCTTTGACGATATGAACATCAACACCGGTTTTACCATTAATTACATGGATATGTTCTATACAAGTACTAAAAGGTAATCTTAAATCTTGTGCTCTCATAAGAATAGCAAGACCTTCATTTACACTCTTAACACCGCCTTTTTCTGTAGCAATAATCTTCTTTAGAAATACTTCTGCATTAGCAAGTTGTTTCTCATCAAGAAGATTTAGAACATGAATACCAGTATTAACATCATCTTGTCTAACAATCAAACTACGATTGCTACCATTTTCATCTTTAGTATCATTCATTATTTCAAAGAGCTTATTAGTTCGTTTTCTAATTTCTGCTGCAAAGATAAGAACTTTTTCTTAATCAACAATACAATAAGCATTATTATTATCAACTTTAACATTTCTATCAAAATCGTTAATTATTGTATGATTGGTTGGAACAGTTCTATCTTCTAGTTTTTTCTCCTCTAACGTGCTTTTATAGAATAAGGTATATAATAGTACCTCATTACTGAAATGAACCTTAGAAAGCCTATAGAAATAGCTCTCAATAGTATCGCATAGCGGAGAAGTGATTATAACCAAATCAATATCAACATCTAAAGTTTTGTCAGGTGAAGCACCGCAAGAAATTACATTTATCTTATGGCTATTCATAAGTTTCTGTGCAAGTTTCTTTTGAGCAATAACACCTAGAAGTTTAGGTTGACCTTTCTTTGGACCACTCTTTATAAGAATAGGATTTCCATAATCATCTACAGCAGGAACATTATCTACTTTATCATGGCAATTAGCACAAATTCTTTTACCAGATTTATCATTAAGATAATCAGTAACAAGATTAGCAAATTCACCATACTTGTTTATAATGAGTATATTCTTGTCTAAATTGTTATTGACTATATCTAAGATATTACTAAGTTTATCTTTAGAACTAGCAAGTTTAGTACTACGTTCTCTAATAATATTATAAATACTATCAGCACGTTCTTTAATAGCAGAAGGACTATACAATTTATCTATGTCTCTATTAAATTCTGAAGACATATCTAAATGATTATCCCAACCATTAGTACGAGCAATAGCATCACATATCATCATACTAGAACAATTAGTAGCACTATTTCCCAATCTAGCATACTTGATATTATCAAAGTTACCAAATATAGCTAGAGCAGTAGAAATTTCCCTATTATAATAGTTCATTTCTTTATCTAGTTCAGTATCAGGTGTTATAGTTAACCCTACCAAACACTCTTTTACGGGGCGGTTAGTTCTAACTTCATCAATAACATTTTGACTAAAGTTACCAATACTAGGAGCAACAGTATAGAAATCATCCATAGTTTTATTATCTAGTAGCTTACTAAGAATTACTAGATTAAACTTAGATTTTTCTATCATAGCTATATGTACAAAATGAAATATACTAGGATTATAAATTATAGTCAGTAAAGGACTATATTCATTAATATGTTCAGCAGCATATTCAGTAGTTAAAATCCTAAGACTTCCATTATGCATTACAGTACGAAAAGAATTATTCCATACTTCATTGTTCAAAGTAGTTAGATAACTTTCAATACTACTTCTATCTGCAAAATCTTTCACAATAATAACAATACTAGTCGTAGGAGACTTATTGTAAAGTTGTGGAAGAATATAAAGCAGAGGTCTTAGAGCATCAAAAGGAGCAGGTATTACAAAAGTACCTATTCCTTTATTCATTCTCCAAACATCAACAGCATTTAAATAAACTTGTTCTTCTGTCATTATTCTTCTTCATTATCAAATAAACTATTATACATACCAAAGTTCTTCTTTAATAGAGCTTTTCCACTAAGAGTTTTATTCTTTGAATTACCTTTCTGATTAGGACTTATTCCAAGCTTAATAGGATTAATAATCTTATAAGCTTCTTCATAATAATAAGCATAATCTATATTACGCTCACTAATATCTTTATCATCAAGTAAATTAAGAATTTGAACTGGTTTTCCACTAGCTAAAACACTACGTTTACCAGTAAGTTTATGCTCTTTCATAATCACAACTCCTCTAGTAGATACATAGAAACGAACATGAGGTTGACTACGAACTTCAACACGTTTTCCATCTACTACTTTTTCATAAACAACTTCAAACTGTTTACCAACATTTTGAGTTTTACAAAAATCAAGAATATCTTTATGATTACGAAGAGTATCCATTACAGATGTACCATGAGCAAAATACTCAAATACAGCAGTAGCTACAATAGGCATATCATAACCTTTTTTAAGGTCTTTAATATACTGCTTTGGGTCAAGAGCACCTTTATACTCAAGTTTATCGTTACTTTGAATATCAAAATAGTTATTCACATTAAGACTAACAAGCATCTTATAATGTTCATCATCAGCAGACATTCTATTAGTCTCATTCCATTCCTTACAAATTTGATTATAAACATCAATTTTATCATAAGGAAGCTTTATAACGATACCATCTGTATTAGCACTAACAACATGTATTCCAGCAAGTTCAAGAGATTCACAAAGAGTCATTGTCATTAACTGACCATTAATAGTAACTCTCATTTGTGCAAGTCTATCATAAAGCCAATAATTTTCATAACCATACTTACCATAAATAGCATTGATTACAATCTTTAATGCTTCAGCTGCTAGACTATTATGTACACCAGGAACTACAAAACCATCTTCATCCTTAGTATGTTTACACTTAACACGCGTCTGTTTAAAGTAATCTACCATGTTTACAAACACCTTAGTATTAAGATGTTCAGGTACTACTTCATAACTAATCATTATACTAGGATAGTAGGATGTATACAAATTTGTTAATCTACATATTTCTATGTAGTTCAGACTATATCTTCATTGTGTACCATAATAGTTCTTTCTTTACCCTTACCACTAGTAATAACATTTCCAGCATCATCAAGATAATGCCAAATATATCCTTTACCAGTCTTTTTAGAACCATTACAACAACCTAATAATGTAGATTTTGCAAGTCCACTAGCTTTACAAGCTTCATCGCTGTTTTCATATTCAGCAATCTTATGACCATCATATCTATCAAATTGACCAATACGATTAAATTTAAGTTTCCTCATCTTTTCACGGAACTCTTTAGTTTTATGAGTTTCGTGAGATTGGGTAACCCAAGCTAAACGTTGACTATCAGAATGATAAGTATCTTTAATCATAAGATTATATAGTTTAGATAATCCATAAGACTTTTGATAATCTCTTTCTTTTTCAAATAGATTTTCATTAGTCTCTTCGAGTATGCTAACTTTGAATTTATCTATACCATATTTATTATAATCAGCTTGTAATCGTTTATTAGGATGATTACCTATTCTAAGATTACTATAATGTTTTATTACACGACTATAAATATCTTTAGAAGAACCAATATAATTTTGATTATTTACTTCACAAGTGATACAATAAATACCACTTTTATCTTTTAAATGAGTAAAATAACCATAATATACATTTTGATTACTTCTAACTTTACCATAACCGTTAAAACCATCAGGAGTAGCATTTTTATGTTTTCTACTTACCTTAATCTTAGACACATCAAATACTAACTTTAATTTCGACAAATCTTTCATAATCTTTATAATTTAAATTATTAATAAAACACTGTGAAACAAAGGTAATATCTTTTGGGTAATAACACAATGCAAGGTGCTTCGATTTAAATAAATTTAAACCTACGTCTTACGACTAGTCGTTGAACCTTCTTCCTTAGGAAGCTCGGCTGCGGATTGTCCAATATTATCTTCTTTTACTATACTCTCAGTCTTTCTCTGAGACCAACATCTACATTACTGTGATGATTAGTGAGATAATCTCTAAGGAGTTCCCCGTCAATTCACCTTGTTTAATCACGACTTACATCAATCGTGATGAACATAAACATATTTATTAGTACTTTTAAGTATTACAGGTTTGTCTTGAGTATGAATACCTCCAGTAGCTAGAGTATATGTTGTACCATAAAAATCTATTTCACGTACAAAACTATCTTTATTAGTTCTATATATTACAACTTTCTTCATTTCTTCAAGTAAATCTTGAAGTTGTTTAGTTTTAAACTTAATATGAGGAAATATAATACGTTTAAACGATAAAGCAGTTCTTTGAGTACGAAGATTTTTAAAAGCATCTTCTTTAAGTCCACTACGTTCAGAATAGAACTTATTAAGAAGTTTATCAGCAATATTACTTCTAGCACTACATAGAAGATTAAGTTTAAAAGCATGACCTAGACTATATCTAAGTTTAATCTCATCAGGCTTTTGTCTAGTTATCTCGCAAACAAGAAATACATCATTCTTATTATAATGAAGCATAGGCTTTATATATTTAGGCATAAGATACCTATTAAAATCAGCAGTAAACAAATGATTTAATTGTTCATTTGTCATACCTTTATATTCATCTTTTTTCCTATATACATCACCTTCTTCATCATCTATTGGAGGTAGCTTAAAATCAAGAAGATTATACCATTTAAGATTAATACTAACTTGCTTTAAACTTTTACCATACTTCTTACGTTCACCAGTATCTTTATCTACATTTACTCCAGCAGAATTAAGAGCATAAACTTTAAATAAATCAACAGTTACATAAGGTAATCTATACTTACGAATAACATTAAGTAGAGGATCATTCCATAAAGCATCTTTATCGTCTTGTAGAGACATTAGTTTATTATTCACTTCTTTAAGAAATGAACAAAGTTGTTTACTAGTATCAAAACGATTCCAATACATAAGGAAAGCTCTAGTCATCATATCATCATAAATTTGATTGTTATAGCCAAATAAATCATATCTGTCTACAGTACCATCATCTTTAGTTATAGGACGCATCTTCTCAAAGAAGTCTATCAGTTCTAACATCTGTGAATCATCTGTATCAGTAACATAAAATATCCAACTCTTTACACTATCAAGTCTAGATTTAATTTCTTCAACTGTTAAAGTATCAGTTAAAGCACCTTTACAATCTGCAAATTTATCAAGATAATCTCTAACATCTACAAAAGTAAATGAAATCATATTCTCGAATACTTCTAAGTCTACAGCTAAACTATGAATCATTTATCAATTTAATTATTTCCATTCCATTATAATTATTATCTTTATTAGCAGTAAGCCATTTAACTAGACGATTACGAAATTCATCGTATTTATTATCATCTATAAACTTAATAAAAGGAGAGTAATTTGTACTGTAAACATAAGGAGCTATATAATATAGTTTATCTTTACCTTTAGTAATATCAAAACCAAAATTAGTAGCAGCATTACCAAGAAGCATTATTTTCTTGATATTATTAATTCTAATATCAGCAAATGTATGCAACATACATCTATGAATTATATTTTCGTTTACAGGACAATGTTCATCAAGCTTACAACGAATAAGAGGAACAATAAAGGGGTCTAGTTGCTCTAGCCCCCCCGTAAAAGGTATGATAGTATCTTTCACTATTTCCACATACTTACTAAAAGTCATTCCTCTATTCTTATAAGCATTATAATCAACATTAGGTACAACAATAATCATACCTGACATTGGATTACCAACACCATCAAGACATTTGCACTTAGTATTAAACATACCTAAAGCACAATCATCACATACGTTGGAAGCCATAAGGTGATAAGAAAGTATATGGAAGACAATTACCTCCAGGGTATTTCTTAATAGTCATAAGACTAGGAAAGTTACAACCATTTTCAATATGCTTACGAGCTTTAATTTTATCACTTCTTTTCATAATTAATTAATCTTTAGTATGTTCAACATAATCTTCTACTTTAATATAATTATTAGTAGGAGTATAATTGTTATACATAGAAGCCATAAACATGTATATATTATCACGTTTACCCCAAGTTTTATCTAGCTTACGTTTATAACCATAAACAATAACTGTACCATCAACACTAGCTTCAAGTTTAGCAACTTTATAATATTGATGTTTAACACCCCAAGCACCAGTGACATCAGTCATATAAACATCACCAACTTTAACAGGACAATTAGCGAGAATATCAGCAGTTGCTTCGTCGTTAAGAGCATTCATACGATTCTGATAATCTTTCTTTATTTCATCGCTTTTATTAATGTAACATTGTACACGTTCTTTAAAAGAAGGACTATTACTTGTATTACACATTTTATTTAATATTTTAATTTTCAATTTGAGCGCATTAAATAATTTTCGTGATTAATTAATCGACTAAACTATTCAAATTGCTTAAAACTCAACAAAATTATCATCTGATGAATTTGGTATCACTTCAATGTTCCATTCTGCCAGCGAAAACTTGACACTTTCATAAACATAATCAGGACGAACAACAACACCTTTATGATAATTATCATCAATAATAACAATAGTAGCATCTAAGAGAGTACCGATAACAGTACGACTATTATCTTTTTTGGTTAACTTTACAGTATCACCAAGGTTCAAATCATTTTCATCAAGAATACCATTAGATATAGTATCTTTAATTCTAGCTACATCTTGTTCTTTTTGTTTAAGAACTCGAACTAGTCTAACAAAGCTATTATTATCAATATCCATATCTCAAATATACTTTTTCTTTAGCTCTACTAACAGCAACATAAAGCCGCTTATTAATATCACTAGCATTAGTGTAAGGTCTGCCATACTTATCATAAACAATATCCATAACATCTACCATGCTTACATTGTAAGTTGAGCCTTGAGACTTATGACTACTAATAGCAAAACCATAATCTAAATCTCTATAATAAAGAATAGAACCGTCAGGTCTACCAATATTAACAAGAAGAAGACAAGATTCTTTAAACTTATAATAAGCTTTCCACTTAGCAGCACGAATATCTTTACGAGCATTCTTAGCTTGCTGAATTAAATCATCAGCAATCTTACAATACATAGCCATAGTATACTTATCTCTATGGTCTATAATAAATAATGGAGAAGTAACTTGACCACCAAATACAGCTTGAAATTTAACCATGAAACCTTTAAGCTCATATTGCGGATGAGTATAGTTAGCTATCTCTTTTACAATATAATCTTCACTATTCTGAATAATTGCATCATTAAATTGGTCAACAATAGTAACATAAGAAGTAATCAAATCATTCTTAGTAATAACAGATTTTTCACTGTCTTTAATTATACTTTCTCTAATAAATTTATTCCAATTAGAAACAGCTTTATTAGTATAAGATATAACTTTAACATAATCAGTATTACGAGTAATTGCTTCATCGCTAAATTGTTTCACAACTTCTTGTTGAAATTGAGCAGAATTACAAACTACAAATCCTTTAGTCATAGTATTATCAAATTTACTACGATTACGAGATATGTAATTTAGAAAGTTAAAAGTTCCATTATAAACATCACTACGAAGAAGTTCAGTAAGAGTTCTTATAGGATTATCTTCATCTTGTCGTACAACTTGAGTTAACTTAAAAGATTGAACACCTTTAAAAGCATAACTATCCTTCTCATTTACAGGGGGGATTTGGCAGTCGTCACCGCAGATTAAAAGTTTAATACTATACTTTTTCATCATCTTATCAATATAAGTAACAAGACTACGATTAAGCATAGAAGCTTCATCTACTATATATAGACGATAATCTTCAATCTTTATACGACCGTAAGAAGCAAAAGTAACATTGTTAATATCAAACTTTTCAATATCATAATTAGGTTTAAAACCAAAATCAGATTGAATAGTATTAACATTACAATGAGTACCTCTAATACTATTTTTAAGAACTCTACAAGCTTTATGACTTGGAGCACTTAATCCTATTTCAGAGAATGGTATATTACAATCTTGAAGTAAAGCTTTAAGAAGAAAAGTATTATGAGTTATAATATAATCTTTAGTTATAAACAATTTATCTTCATCATCTATAGAAATACAAGTAGTTTCTGTTGGATTGAGAATTTCTTCAATACTTGCAATTCCTATATGGTCATTGTGATACACACATTTACCGCTAGATTGTTTATATTGAATTTTATGTTTATTACTAGTAAATATAATATCATTAGTTTGAATGTTAATACTATAATTTACATTAGCTCCTCTATTATCTTCACTTATAGTTCTGACAATATATCCAAGACTTCTACATAGTTCTATTACATTCTTTATAAGAGTATTAGAACTTGTAGAAAATCTAAAACAACCTTTAGTATCAATATATCCATCTGTATCTATAAGTCCTTTAAGTAATTCTTTACGTTGTTCAATAGAACTCATAAGATATATTTCAGGTATATATTTATCTATAGACTTACATCTAAGATTATATAACTTTAAAGATTTATCTAACTCTATAATATTATCACCATAAATAACATTTGTATAATTATAATCTTTATGCCATTCGTAATTACAATTTAAAATATTAGCAACTTTAGATATAATATCTTCTTCATTAGAAGATATATACAATCTAGTAGTATCTCCAATAGTAGTATTATTTGTCAAACATCCGTCTCCAAGAATAACACCTAAAACATAAGGATTAATAGGTAATGCTTTTTCAGTATTATATACTTTATTTACTGGTATAAAATATCTATAATTACCTGTTTTTTCTTTATATCCTTTAGCGTTACAATCAGAGATTAATTCTTTAGTAGTTAAAACTTTAGAATATCTAGTATTACCGCCTCTATTTTTATAATAACGATAATTAGCTAATTGCTTCTTAGTTCTAACTAACCAAAGATGATTTTCATCACAAATTATATTTCTACCATCAGCGAAAGTAATCTTATAGACAATAGATTTTATTCCTTGTGGATAAACACCTATAACTTTAGAAAAAGCATGATAAGGTGTAGCTACAAAATCTCCTACTTTTATATCTCCTATATTTTTCCAACCATTATTAGTTAATACAGGAGTATTATTAGCTAGAGCTTTACCAGTACCACCAGGACCAATCAAAGCACGCTTAAAATCTTTAGGATTATAAGGCTCATTAATAAACTTAATAAGTCCATTATAAGCTTTTGTTTGGTCATCAGTAAAAGTAAACTTTTTAGCTCTATCTCTAGTCATATTAGGAGTATTTATAGGTATAGCTCCAAATGTAAGTTCATCTTCATTATGCATTATATATCCTCCTCATCATCTATTAAATGTTTAACATTATAATCATGACCAACTAGAGTTAAAATTCTATTGAATTTAGCATAAAGCTTACCATCAATTCTAACAATCCAACAAGAACAAATCCAGTTATGACAAAAAGGTACATAACGATTAGGGTCTGCTTTCTTGAATATTCTATCACTTTCACTAAGAAGTAAACTAATATATTGTCTGTTTCTTTGACCAACTCTAGTAAATATACGTTCACATTTAGTTAAATCATAAGAATCTTCAGTAAAAGGAAGAGTTACTCCATCTTTACCTACATCACTTATATTAGTATCTTTGGTAAGTCTATTAATATAATCAAAGTACTTAATACGAACAGTAAAATTACCTTGTTCATCTTGAATAACTTGACCAGGAACTAATTTAGTTAACTTCTTGTTAGGAAGTACAGTTGGTGCTCTACGTTTAGTAGAAGCTTTAGGCTTAAAGACAAATTTAAGTTTAGAATAATCTACATTCATTTCTTCTTGTTTGTTAGTTTATGTTCTTTTTTAATCTTCTTAGCTTCTCTAGCACTTATAGTACTATCTTCAAAATTAAGATTAGAAGGCTTAATAGTATTACTACCACGATTAAGCACATACCCACAATAATTGACAAGAAAATCAATTCTTCCCCAAGTACGAATACCAATAACTGCATTAATTGGAATGATAATATGATTACCATCAATTTTAGCAATACGTGATACACACTTTAAATCCTTTCTTTCATCATGTTTCTTTGCCATTTTACAAAAAGTTTAATTAATTAATATTATGTTACTTCATCAATAAGATGATTATATTTTCTTTATATTAATAAGAGATGCAACATAGTTTGAATATTTATTTTCATCAAGTTCAACTCTTATCATAGGAGTATAATCATAATGATGAATATACTTATAAATTTCAGTATAAAGACTTATAATAGTTCCTACTTTACCATTAGCAACCATAACTCTATCTCCTACTTTAAGAGGAATATTGTTATCTTTAAAGAACTTATTTGTTAAATTCTTAATTCGATTATCATAATCTCTACGAGCATTATACGCTTCTTTAATATAATAAGAAACAGTTTCTTCTTTAATATTACACATAGCTTTATTGTTTTAATTGTCATTAGAAGTTCTGCTTGGTTTCGCACCATAAGCCGTATTACTACACTTAGCAGAACTTAAAGTATTACATTCTAGCCTCCCCGTAGAGAAGTTAGCAAACAATCATTCTCTTTTTCTAGTTTATCACATATATTAGTTATAAAATTAATACCAGCATGTCTAACAGCAATTATATCTTTAATTACAGTAGACATATCATGCTGACTTAATTTCATAAGATAATATATAGTTCTAAAACCTCTACGAGTATTAAGAGGAAAGTTATAAGGAATAACATAACCTATATGTCTTGAAGAATGTTTATAAAAGTCTTTTTTATCAACATAACCATTACATTGTACAACTTCTCCAAAATCAGGTATATTACAATGTTTTAAATCAAATTGATAAAGACAACTATTACATAGTATCATAATTTTATACTTTAAATATCATATCAAGAACATCTTTAAAATTAGGATTATCTATTACATACTGTGCATCAGCTTTATTTTTAAATACTGGACTACCATAATATGTATAAACAGAATTATCAAGTTTACAAACTGAATAATGTGGTTTTTCTACAAATTTATAATAAGCAATAGAATAACCTACAACTTCTTTAGTAATATCATATTCCCAATCACCATTAAAATATCTAGCAATATCCATAAGATTAGCTAGAGCAATTAACTTCTCTCTAACTTCACATGTTTTATCACCTCTATAATCTTTAATTTCACTAAGATAAGTATGATAATTAGTTGCTTTAGCTATATTATACATCTGTTCAAGACTTAACCATTTATTCTTAAACCTTATAATACCTTTATCTAAATCACTATGTTCTTTATCAATAACATAGCCATTAGGTAAATCAAACTCTACAGGTCTTAATTGAATAGAATTATCATCTCTAAATAAAGGTTCAATCTTGTAATATTTATCTTTAGTATTATCTGTAGAAATCTCTACAAATACTACAGACTTACTATCATGTCTATCAAAACTTGAACATTCACCAAATATATTAAGTCTTTTATCTACAGATAAACCATAACCTGTTTTATCATCTATATTACTATTAGAACAAATATTAGCAATAGAACAATCTGCACAATTAACACTTTCCGTTACTTCATATAATTTACCATTATACTTAATTCTAGTACCAACGGCAAATTCTTTATACTTATTAGCTTTTCTTTTTTTCATTATTGACATAATTAATTCTTATTTTAAATGGTTTATTAATACTATCATAAGAAATAGTTGTATGATATATTATATCATGTTTCTTATGTTTAAATTTATTATATAGAATTTCAGCTACAGCACTTATAGTAAAATAATCAATAGCATTAGTATTAAAACTAGCTTTAATTTCATTACGTAAAAGTATTATAGCTTCAGTGTCTTTATTCCTAAGTTGAGTTTGTGTTACAACTATCATTTTATTTAATATTTTATTTTACGATATAAAGCCCTCAAATTAATTTGCCGATAAATTTATCAGCTAAATTAATTGAGAGTTGTGAAACCTAGGAAATTACATAAAAATTGAATTTACTCATAAAGACCGGATTGCTCAAGCATAATTGCCTGGTCAGCCTGCATATCAGAGTAAATATCATCAAGTACATCATCACTAAGAATAATAGTACTTGGAGTATCAGGAAGTTTAGTTCTATCTTTACTCATAATTAACTTGCTTTTTCAAGATGAACACTAGCACAATCAAATTGTACTTTATTACCTAATTTACCTCTAAGACAAAGGTCTTTTACAGCACACTGAGGACATTTAACGCCATTAGGCATTAGATTATATATATTACCAGCAATTATAATACCAGTTATAACATTTTCTTCCATAATTGTATCTATTAAACATTAAAAACCACTACTACTTTCACAAGCAATAGTGGTTAAAAATCAATAATTAAAAAAGTACTAAAAATAACTTATACACTTATAAGTTCTTATTTAAGCGAAATATTTACTACATAACCATAGTAATATTATATAAAGAACGGAATAATATTACTTAATATAAGACAAACAATAGCAACAAATAAAACACGAGCTTCTTTGTTTCTATCTTTAATAGTTTTTTCAAGCACATCAATTCTACCATAAAGAGATTTATTATGCTCTTCGAGAGTAGCAATATGCTTATCTTCATTGTCTATTGTTGCATTAAGTGCAGCAATAGTCTTTTCTTGATTACTCTGAATCTCCTCACTCTTATCAAGAGAATCTTTAAGAATTTCAATTCTCTTTTCATTAGTAAGTTGAAGTTTCTTGTATGTATCAATAGTCTTACTTAACTTACGTTCAACATCATCTTTACGAAGAATGATATTAACTAATTCATCAACACTCTTTTTACGTAGTGTAGTTCTACGTCTTTTATCATTAGCTGATAATTCTTTTTCTTTCATAATACTCTTATGTTTTAATTATTCGTATAATATATTATCACTAAGTTCGTCATAATTAGCATCATCACCAACCATGATTTCACCAAATAAGTCATAATCATCAATATCATGACTAGTACAGAATGCATCAATATCTTGAGCATTATAATCAAATTCATTATCTTGTATCATAACTGTTATTATTAATTACAATGCAAAGATAATGAATTTAATCTACCATATCTTCTACGGGGCGGCTAGATTAACTATTATTTCAAGCAATACTAGCAATCTTAACATTAAAAGGATGAATATTAACTATTCTACCTTTATAGCCATAAGTCTTAAATCTAGACTTAGCAATTTTCTTAGCATGACTAAAACCTTTACTAGTAGAAATCATAAGACTTCCATCAGCACGTTCTTTAAGTCTGCTACTCACAAAATAATACTTTGTGCACATAAGTTCTCCTTATTTAAATTAATAAATAGTAGTAGCACTATTACTAGCACTACTACTTATAATTATTAAATATCACCAAACATCATCTTTTCTGCTAATTTGTCTAGCATCTTGAGACCAAAAGCACTAAGATGAATATTAAATACATGATTATAAAAACTATCATGCTGAACTACTGTAGGAGCAGTATTATTACTAAATGGATTAGTATATTCCTGTCCAGCAGTTACAGCTTCTTGAATGATGTTAATTTTAGCACCACTAAGAACTACATTAAGAGCTTTAGGATGCTGAATCAAATGATTACCAGCAAATGCTACATCCTCATTTTCTTTAAGAGCACCAACAATAGAGTAGTTACCAACGAAGATGATATTGCTTTCACCTTCAACATAACTACCATCTTCTTGAGCAACCATAGCTTTAACTGGTTTATCAAGAGTAATAGCAACTCTATTATAAGTTTCACACTCAGTAACATTAATGTTACGTACTACCAAATCTTTGACTACATTGTTAGTCTCAACTGCCATCAGCTGGCTAATAACTTTCTTTGTATCCATAATTTAAATGATTAAAATGTTTATAATATTGTTAATTAACACGATTACTAATTAAACTAGTACTATCTTCACAGACCGTACTAGTAACAGAACTTTATTTATTGGAAATGGGAAGTCTATTCCTTTTTATCAACGTTATTAATTATAACAATACCACTTATAAAAAGTAGTACAATTCCAATTACATTTATAAAACTTATATGGTCATCAGCACCATGACTAATAAGCATTAAAGATAAAAACAGCATTGGTACTGCTATTATCTTCATTATGTATTTCATTAAATCTACGTTCATATTAATTATGTTTATTATCACCATTAATTATAGCACTCATAAAGATTAATTCTATAAACAATATAATACCAATAATATTACCATCAATAATCATTGATAAACATATAGTCATTAATGGGACTATTAATATTTTTAATACCCATTTGAATATCTTTATGTCCATTTATCGTCTACAAGTTTAATATCTATATTGTCAGCACTATAAATATCAATTAAATCACGTTTAATAATATCACAATCGTCAACAACAATAGAATAATCTTCAAGAGTACCAAATACTCTTTTATCTTTAGTATTATTATCAATAGTATTATCCTTATTAATAGCACTTATATCTTTAACTATATTAATAAGGTATAAAATATCTCTTTTAGTAATACCTATTGTATTATCTTTCCAAATCATAACATTAATAATTTATATAGTAAAACATCTGAATATTAGTTATAGTAGTATCATCTACTTGAAAAACACTATACTAATGAACAGGCAATAGTATAGGAGTAATTATAGGAACAGTTGAAGTAGATTTATAACTACTATTACTAGTTGATACACAAGCAATTAATGATACTATTAGAATTGCAAGTAAAGTAAAATATGTTATATATGCAAATACTCTATGAGTACGATAAGAAACATCATAATCATAAAGAATAACATCAATAATGATAATAATAAATAATAGTATAATAAGCAAACCAAATAATATAATCATGAGTATTATTAGTTTAAAGAAGATGAGAAAGTTGAACTGTCTCAGCAACACTATCTTTAACTTTCTCACCTTCAATTACACATTGAATTACTCTTTAAACCTCAGTTACTTTTATTCCAGTTATATCTTCATACTCTAGAACTATTCTATTATTATCATTGTCAACAAATCTTATAACATCATTTGAAAGAGCAATTTCTTCATAACAATTATAAGATTTATCTTTAGTCTCGATAACATAATAAACTTTTGGTTCATCAACACTTACTTTGATTATATCATTAATTATTTGTCTGTTCATATCTTTATTTGTTTTATAGTTATTACTAGTGTAACACCAATGCTTCAAGTTTCGCTACGCTCGACTTTCGTCTAAGCTTATATATATATATATAATAACACGCACACGCACGCACGTACCTTAGAGCCTTTACTTTAGTAAAGGCGGTTACTTGCTATTGTCGCGCGCAAAGCACGTGCGCACGTACATTATTATAAAAGCATTAATGTTACACTTATATCTCACGTCTATTCACATGATTATAAGGATATTCATAATCATCAATATTATCATAAATATCCTCATAATCAATATCATTAATAAACTTCATTATAATCATTATCAATAATGGTAACTCTTCTACTAATAAAATTTCTAGCTATTTTCTCTCTAAGAGTTCTAGCTTCTTCAATAGTATCTGCCTTACCCCAAGGTTCATCAGCATACTCAGGTAAAATAAAAAATCTTTTCATAATATAGTTCTCCTATTTTAAATTAATACTTTTATTAGAAGTAGAACGCTTACTTTCACTATAAGACAATTCCACATCAAAACTTTTTTTGTTCTTGTTGACAAGACCTTTTTAGTTCTTGTCGAGTACTTGTTCTTTCTTGTTGATTAATAGCAACATGAGAAGTCACTCTAGCCTAAACTAGAGTGACTTCATCATATTATCCTCGAAGTGACTTACGAGTAGTATTCCAAGCTACTCTGCGACCTTTTGAAGTCACATAACTAGCAACGTCGCCATCATAGTCGATGGCATAACGTCCTACTTCACTAACTTTGTTAATGATAAATGAACTAACGTGAATACTATCATAGACAGCAATAACTTGCTGTCCATTAGCTTCATACTGTTCACCAGCAGCACGTTCTGTAAGTTCAACATCAATAGTAGCACCCATTAACAAATCTTCGATTTGGCTACTAACAGGGTCAGTAGCCATCATCATAAAGGCAATATCATCAGATAGCTCATTAGTACCTTCGTTGATGAAGTGCAACAACTGTCGCATACTCATAACAAGCATCTTACGCTTGCCATGAGTAAATGCATTCTGAGCATCAATAAAATCGAACTCAGAAGTAGTGTTCATAACTACGGTTCTAGAACCGTTTTCAGCATTTGTACGAATGCTAGCAGAAAGAATTGTAGTCTCCATTGTAACTAATTTTAGGAGTAAACAAATAAACTAGTACACGACTAGTTAGCCGAAGTCCTTCTCCAGCCAAAACTTTTTTAGTTGTTGCATGACTAAAATTTTTCAGTTGTTGATGAGTAGGGGGGGCATCCAATCTTTATCTCGATGAGCGGGGGTTGCTAGTAATACCCTCTCCCTTACAATCATAAATATAATTTTCTATACTACCATTACCTTATTCTTTATTATAACTATTATCATCTTATATTCTTTATTATAATTATCATCTATAATACATTCTTTATCATTATAACTATCATTTCCTTTAATACATTCTTTATCATAATTTTCTTTATTATCATAATTTTCTTTATTATCATTAGTTATATTATTATTACTTTATACTTTTCTTTACCTTTTACTTTTACCTTTTATTTTGTCTTTTATTTTATACTTTTCTTTATCACTATTATAACTACTTGTTTTTATAGTTTTCTTTATTACTACTACTTGTTTCATTTTTATCATTATCATTACAATTACTTTTAATTAATCATCACATTAATTTTACTATTACTTTACTTACTAATCGTGCTAATAATTATCAAATTTAGTTAATTCCGTTTAACTAATTATAATTTATTACTAATATTATTATTACTTTCATTATTATTATCTATATTTGCAGCAGTATTTCTAGCACCTACAGTATTACTATTTACTAAGTTAATTTCTGTAGGCTGAAATAACTTAATAGTACGGACACTATTCAAAGTATTAATTTAAAATATAAAATTATGGTTGATTTAAAAGTTAATTATCTTGGTCTTAATCAGACCCTTCGTATGCCTACTAGTATGAGTGAAATTGACATGAATGTAATTGCTGATTATGTTAAACATGTTAATGTTAGTAAGGATTATGCTCTTATTGCTGTTGTATTTAAAGAACGTCCTATTACTATTGTAAGTGTTAGTAGACAGAATAAGAACGCAAGTGTTAGTGGTGTTGCTGTTATGATTAAGAGTAATACTGATGATGAGTTTATTAAAGGTATTAAACTTGGTGAAACTATAGTTATTTCTCCTAGCGATATTGCTATCGGACATCATGTTAATTCTCCTGCTAATGTTCTTACTCCTGAATTCTTACTTAATCTTCTTCAAACTAACGCTGATTTAAATAAGAAACTTATGGCAGTTAAAGTTCCTACTTATTTTGTAGATTTTAAGATTGTTCCAGTTTGTAACATTCATGGTTCTGTAGGAAAGTATGTTCCTGTTAGTCAATATTATATTGCTCCTGATGCTGGAGAAACTAATATGGGTAAGTAATTACCTATTTACATCTTCTACGGGGAGGCTTTAAAAGCTAAGGGAGTTCACACTCCCAAAGCTTTATATTGTACTATTAATAATATTATTAATATGAAATATAAAATAAACGATGAAGGTTTAGAAGAAGGTAAATTTCCTAGTTCTACTGGTAAACAAGTTCTTATTGAAAATAAAGCATCTATACTTAAAACTATAGATGATAATATTATAGATAAGGATGTTGCCATGATGATTCTAGTTCAACTTGAAAAAGATGCTCAACGTCATTTAGAAGCTGATGAAGTTACTGCTATTCCTTATCTTGGTAAGATTAAAAGAAAAGCTGGTTCAAAAGCTTATGCTGAAAATAAAGAAACTCTAGATGCTGCTAAAGAAATCATGACTCCTGAAAACTTTGAAAATTTCAGAGCTGCAATGATGAGAGAAGCTGTTATTAGAGACAATGAAGCAAAAGTATATAATTATCAAGTTGCACGTATGGCTAATAAGAATGGTAAAACTTATTGGAAATGTGTTGAACGTCGTGGTAAATATTATGCTAATATTAGGTTTTATTGTTTAGGTTGTTTAAATTATTCTGAACCATGCAACGAGATAGATTAATAATAGATAATCTTTTACTTATTGATGAAAATGGTATGCCTGAAGCTCCAACTATTCGTCAATTAATAGATAAAGACGTTAGAGAGCTTTATACTAGAGATAAGTCTAAAGATAAATCTGGTTATGTAAAAGACTGTATAGTTATTTATTATCTTGGAGACCCTAAGTCTCCTGCAAAACAAAGTGGTTTAAGTGATGCTGAAGCTCTTAAAATGGCTATAGAACAAGCTGGTCTTCCAGCTAACTATATACCTAGTGCTCTTGTTTTGAAGATAATTAAAAGATATTATGCTCAAAATATAGGAGAAGCTGGTAGAGTTGTTGAAAATCTTCTTAAAACTCTACATAATGTAAATATCGCAGTTGATTCTATTAATGCTTTGCTTAATGAAAAGCTTAGAGATAGAGCTAATTTAACTATAGAGAATGTAAGTACTCTTTTAGATTTAGTAGATAAAGTTACTGCTAAAGCATCTGAGATTCCTAAGACTTTAAAATCTTTGAATGAAGCTAAGGAAAATCTTATGTATGAAAAAGAGTCTGAAAAAGCTAGAGGTGGTGGTGCTATTACTAGTAGTATGAATGCTGCTGATTATGTTTAACATTATATTGTTTAAGTTATGAATAGTATTTATGAAAATAACTTTCTTTATTTTGATGAAGGTCCTCATAAGTATACCGATTCTTTAGGTAATGAATATCTTAGTGTAACTACTAATATAGAGAATTACTGTCCTAAATTTGATAAGAAATATTGGCTTAGAAAGAAAGCTAAAGAACGTGGTATTAGTGAACGTAAACTTGAAGCTGAATGGGAAAGAATAACTAAAGAAGCTTGCGAACGTGGTACAGCTACACATAATGGACTTGAAGATGGTATCAAAGGAAGTAGTATGTTTAAAGATGCTATTCAATATCTTAATCAAGTTAAAAGTGGTAGATGTATAACTGTAGCTGATATTCCTAATCTTAGAGCGCATCCTCTAGATATAGAACAATTTAAAGAAGCTACTAATAATAAGTATCCTGAAATATATCAAGTATTTCAATATTATGTAAATAAAGGATATACTATTTATTCTGAAATTGGAGTATTTGTTCCAGAGTTACTTCTTAGTGGTACTATAGATGTTCTTTGTGTGAGACCTGATAGATTTGTTATTCTTGATTGGAAAACTAATAAAGATGGTCTTCATTTTAGTAGTGGTTTTTATCGTAAAGATAAAACTACTAAACCTGTTCAACTTACTAGTGAATGGTGTAATACTCATGAATTTATGTTACCTCCTTTTGCTCATCTAGAAAATTGTAATGGTAATCATTATACTATGCAATTATCTACTTATGCTAGAATGACTGAAATGATATTAGGTATTCCTTGTGTTGGTCTAGGTCTTTGTCATATTCAAACTCCTTTTGAAAAGAATAAATATGGTATGCCTTATCGTGATGTTCATGGTATGTATAAGATTGATAAAGAAGGTAAGGAAGTTGTTACTTGGTTTAAGATTAATTATATTCGTAATGAAATAGATGCTATGTTTCAAGATAGAAGAATTAAACTTAATAAACAAGGTTTACTAACTCCACAAACTGAAATACAATGGTAATATGACAAGACGAAGACGAATTAATACTAGAGTTCTTCATGTTGAAGAAGTTAGTAATATTAAGTATGTTTGTAAAGGTGTTCCAGAAGATGGAACGTTTTATGTATTTGGTATATTAAAACAATAAGATATGAATGAAAAGTTATTTAATAAAGCAAGTAAAGCTAATTTCAGCAAAATACTCATCAATAAAGGATATGCCTATTTTAATAAAGGTAAGTATAATCTTAACATTATTGGTATCAGAAATGCTGGTAATAATGTTACTAATAAGTTTGATGATGTCATTGTAGTAGAATATATTGATATGTATGGTATTAAAAGTAGAGAAATATTTGCTGCTACTACAGACCCTGGTATTACTAGTATAACTAAACCTGTAAGTTATAAAGGTTGTGCTATACTTGTTCCTGGTCAATATCGTTCTGCTTGGAAACTTGGTTATCATAAAGGTAAGTATGAAGCTATTGTTCAATATAAACCTGTAAAAGTTTATAGAGATAATAATAAAGATGCTGTTTATGATTTTAATCCAAAGACTATAGAAGAAGGTACATTTGGTATCAATATTCATAAAGCTGGAAAACATTCTACTAAAGTTGATAATTGGTCTGCTGGTTGTCAAGTTCTTGCTAATAAAGAAGATTTTGATACTCTTATGAAACTTGCTCATAGACAAATTAGTCAAGGATATGGTAAACTATTTACTTATACTTTAATTAATGAGGAGGATTTGTAATGGCTTGTATTCTTGTTGATGGTGTGGTTCAAAGTACTTTTACTATAAAAGATTTAGAAAAAGATATTCGTGATATTTTTTCTACAGAAGAGAAACAAATGATAATTTCTCCTGAAGGAGGAATAGGATATATATCTCGTAAAGAGTATGCTGAAAGATGTTTTCCAAAAGTTATAGTTAAAAGCCCTATTAAATTTCAAGAAGATATTGATAAAGAAATTATTAATAGTCTTCATAGTTATAAACCTTTTAGTAAATGTTTAAGTAATGGATAGTTTTAGTAATGAAGCTGGTAAAGGTTGTGTAATATTACTTGTTTTTACATTTGTTGTTATTACTTCTATAATTATTGGAAGTTATTATCATAGAAAGACTAATAATATTATCGAACCTAATGTTGAAATACAGAAACATAATGATAGTTTAAGAATTAAAGTTGATAATTTAGATAGTATTAAAAATGCAAAAGTTATTGAAGTTAAAACTCTTGATAATGATAGCACTGTTAAGTTATTCTATCAACTCATCAAGTAAATCATTAACATCTTTTACGGGGAGGATAGAACAAGATAGTGTAACTATAGCGATTAGTGATATTCGTAAAGCTAATGCTAAACTAATAGAATTAAGTTATGAAAAAGATATTAATAAAAATCTTCGACAAATTATTAGAAATGATAGTATTCTTGCAGAACAAGCTAGACAAAGATATATACTATTGGATAGGTCATGTAAGAAAGTAACAAAACAACGTAATGTTGCTTATTGTAGTGCTGCTGGTGCTATTATATTACTAATTTTAAGTTTAATAAAATGAGTGATAATCATACTGTAGAAAAGTATATTGAAAGCTACCCTTTTCTTCAATATATAAACGATAATCATGGACAATATAAACATGCTAGAGAAGCAGGTTATAAAGACCCTAATGATTTGTTTATGATTGGAGAAAGTGGTGGCTTTCTTCTTGATATACGTAGAGGAGATAAGTTTGTTAATACTAATCTCCTTACTGAGATGGCTTCTCTATATCATATAAATGGTGAGAAATATACTTTATATAAAGAAGATAGTATTCCTCATCGTCAATTACGTAAAAGAGAAGAGTATAGACGTAAACATGGATTTGATGCTCCATGTTTTATGCGTAATGGTGAAGTTCGAAATCTTCATATTAGTGGAGATATGTATAATTACTTGAATTATACTATTATTGAACAGCTTGATGAAAAGACTATTATTCATACTGATAAAGGTTCTGTTGCTAAGAAGAAACAAGACTTTCCTAAGTTTATAGATGCACAGTTTTGGACATTTGCTATTATAGAGTTTTGTGAACTTAATGGTTTTCATCTTCTTATTGATAAAACTCGTCGTGGTGGTTTCTCTTATATTATGGCTAGTCATAGTGCCAATAAGATAAATCTCCAACCTAATAAAGTTTGTATTCATGTTGCTGCTGATAGTAAATATCTTACTAAGCGTGGTGGTCTTACTGATTTTACTATTCGTAATCTTTATTTTTATGAGAATAAGACTTTCTTTAAACGTGGTATTCTTTCTCGTGCTGCTGAAAACTTTACTCTAGGTTTTAAACTTCCTAATGGTGACATTAGTCCTAATAGTTGGAATAGTGCTCTATTTAGTGCTTCTGCTAATAACAATCCTGATTGTGCTATTGGTAAGGATGCTGTTAGTGTTAAGACTGAGGAGGTTTCCACTATGGAAAATTTTGATGAGTATATGAATGTTACTGAACCTGCTATGCGTACTGGTAGTTATGTTACAGGTAACTTATTTGCTTGGGGTACTGCTACTAGTGGTAACATGCAAACATTTGAACGTAACTTCTATAATCCATCTGCTTTTCATTTTATAGCTTTTGAGAATGTTTGGGATAAAGATTCTCGTAATGAAGTTTGTGGTTATTTTAAACCTTATTGTTGGGGTCTTCAAGGTCAGATTGGCGATAGATATGCTATGGATGCTGATGGTAATTCTGACATTGAAATGGGTCTTAGAATTGCTTATAAAGAACGTACTGATAAGAAAGTTCATAGTAAAACTTTTAGTGATTATATTAATTACTTAGGACAGTATGCTAATATGCCTAGTGAATCATTTAGTTCTACTAGTGAAAACTTGTTTAGTTCTGAAGCTCTAATGAATTGGGAAGAAGTACTTAAAAATGACCCAGCTTATACTAATATATCTGATGATGGTATGTTCTTTGAAGATGCTGATGGTAAAGTAATATTTAAAACTAATGCTCGTATTAAAGCAGAAGGAGGTAAATTTAATAAAGATTTCTTTGATTGGATTCAAGGTGTACCTCGTAAACAACATGAACATCCACATGGTTGTGTTCGTAAATGGTTTGAACCTATTAAAGTTAATCATGTTAATGAAAACGGTAAATATGAAGTTGGTATTCCAAAAGGTCAATATTCTATAAGTTATGACCCTGTAGGTGTAAATAAAGAAACTAGTGGTATCACTAATAAACATTCTCATAATAGTATTAAAGTTTGGGAGAACCCTACACAATATAATGGCTTTAAAGGTAAAGTAGTATGTGCATATTATGGTCGTCCTGAGAAACTTGAAGAAGCTGATAGAATATGTTACTTTATGGCTGTTTATTATAATTGTATTGGTACTACTGGTGTTGAGGTTAACCGTGGTGAAACTGTTAGTAATTTCACTAAATGGAAAGCTTTAAAGTATTTAATGAAAGACCCAGTAGAACTTTGGGATAGTTCCATTAAAGCTAAAGTTACTGCATCTTATGGTGTAAATATGGGTGGTGGTAGCGGTCAAGGTACTACTAAAGTTCTTGAAGGACTTCGATTACTTAAAGAAATGTTGTATAGTGAAGTTGGTAAAAAACTTGATGGTACAACTCTTTATTTCTTTCAAACTATTTACGATTATCAAACTATACTTGAACTTCTTAAATGGAACGATAAAGGTAACTTCGATAGAGTATCTGAAATGTTAATACATGCGCTTCAATGGAAACTTGATGATGTAGAAGCTGCTAAAGAACTTGCTCATCGTAAGAAAGCTACTATTGAAAATTATAATGATAATATTTGGAATCGTCCATGGTATGTTTAATAATTAACTAAATAAATATACGTATGTTTAATAACAATTTAACTTATCAATTTCCTAAACAAAAGGTTAGTGCTGAAGAGAAAGCAAAGCCTTATTGGTATACTAATAGTATTGATTATATTATTGGTTTAGGAATTAGTATGAATGACCGTAGTTATACTGAAACTAAAATTCGTATTCTACATGGTGAATTACCTCAAGAGTTTTATAGAAAAACTCTTAATCCTTACAATGCTAGTAAAGAACGTTTTAAGAACTTTCCTGCTACTCTACGTAACTATGATATTATGTCTGATATTATACGTAGATATATAGGAGAGTATTTTAAAAATCCTCATGACTTTGTTGTAGGAGCTAACAATCCTGATATAGTATTTAATAGAAATGCTGCTCTTAAACAAAAAGTTATGGAAGCTGCTCAACAAGCATTTCAAAAAGAGTTTAAAAAACGTTATCAGGCTGCTGTTCAACAAGCTGAAGGTCAAGGACAATCTGTAGAAGCTATAAATCCTCAAGATGTTATGCCTGACCCAGAGGAATTTATGAATAAGTTTAACCAGGATTATATAGATAGAGAAAGTAAACAAGGTCAAGATATTCTTAATTATATTAGAGATATTACTAATGACCTTAATATTTATCTTACTGCGTTCTTTAATTATTGTGCTTTTGGTGAATGTTATACATATACTGAACTTAGAGGAGATAAGATTATTAAAGAATGTGTTCCTTTAATGGAAGCTTATCCTATTCCTAATAGTGAATATATGATTGAAGACCACGATATGTTTGCTAGAAAGATGAAGATGAGTTATAATCAAATTCTTGATGCTTTTGATGATTATCTTGACGATAATGATAGAAGTTTCCTTGATAAGTATTATAATGATGCAGCTTATGCTACAAAGACTGTTCCTTTGAGATATGACCAATACTTTGAACATTATGCTAATGTTTGTGATAAGTTTACTGATGAAGAACGTAGACTATTTAGAACTAAAGATGAACATCCTAGTGCTCGTAATGGTAATCTTTATGAAGTTTGGCATGTAGTTTGGAAAGGTTTTGCTCGTCAAGGTATTCTTACTTTTGTGAATCAACTTGGTTTTCAGGAACAAAGAGTTGTAGAAGAAGATTATGAACTTAATAAAGAAGTTGGTGATATTAGTATTGAATGGGAATATAAACCTCAAGTTTATGAAGGCTATAGAATAGGAACTAGATTTACTGGTATTTATCCCGTTAAAGCTAGACCTATACTTTATGAACGTAAAGGTAAACTTCCTTACAATGGTATTATGGAAGTACTTCCTTATTTTGGTAAGTTTAGTATCATTGAAACTATTACTCCTTTCCAAGTATTTCGTAATATAGTTTCTTATCATCAAGAAATGGTAATAGCAAAGAATAAAATGCTTATTATGCTTTTACCTAAGTCTCTTGTATCTAATAATACAGAAGATGCTATATATAGAATGGCTGCTGATGGTGTACTTCCTATTGATGATGAAGAAGATGCAGCAGGAGTTAAGATGCAAAACATTAGATTACTTAATGTAAATATGGGTCAATATATTACAGAACTTAGTAATCTAAAAGAAGCTATTAAACTTGAAGCTCGTGAACTTGTTGATATGAATGCTCAACGTTATGGACAGATTGCTCAATCTGCTGGAGCTTCTACTACTCAAACTGCTGTTGCTCAATCAAGTACTGGTTCTGTTATAATATTCCAAATGTTTGACCAAATGAGATGTGCTGATTATAATAGAGATTTAGACTTTGCTAAATGTGCTTATATTGAAGGTCTAGAAACATCTTACATCGATAAGACAACCGGTAAAAAACATTATCTTAGTCTTGATGTAAATTCATTTGTTGGTTCTGACCTTAGTACTACTGTTAGAAATAACGCTAAAGAAATGGATAAGATTCAACAATTAAAGCAATGGGCATTTAGTGCTGCACAGAATGGCGATTTGGATTCTGCTCTTGCTGCTATTACTGGAGATAACGTTGCTGCTATTAGTGATGCTGTTAAGAAGTTTAGTCAGTTAAAGCAACAGCATGAAGAACAAATGAAACAAATGGACCAGGCTATTCAAGAACAAGCTAATCAACTTGAATTACAAAAGATTGCTGCTAAAGGTGAACAAGATAGAGAAACACTTGCTCTTAAAGCACAATACGATTTACAACTTGAATATGCTAAAGGTGATATAGCTTTGCTAGGTGATACAAATCCTCAAAATGATGAATATGCTAAGAATCAATTAGCTCGTATTCAAGAGGAAAGTAAGAGAGCTAGTGAAGCTGCTAAACTTCAACTTGAAAGACAGAAGATAGCTATGGATGCTTATAATAAAGCTGCTGACCGTCAAGTAAAGAGAGAAGAAATGGCTAATCAATTAAAGATAGCAAAGACAAATAAGAATAAGTACGATAAGAAATAAATTGTTTGTTTGTTGATTATATTATGTGTAGGAGTAGTGCTCGTGAGAGTATTGCTCCTTTTATTTTACGTGATAAAATTTTATTTAATATTTTAAATTCAATTCTGAGACGTTATCTATAAATAGCTGATTAACTTATAAGCGACTTAGATTGGATTGATTGTACGTTAAGGAAATTGCATGTATTTGAATGTTTGCAACAAACAAAGCCACTTGAGAACACATGCAAACAATAAGTTAAAGTACTGGAGTTGTATAAGAAACTTATGCTCAAACTGATGACATTAATAACCTTTATTCTACTAATAATCGGTTTGCTGAAACTTCTAATAATGATAGTTAAATAACTTATGCTTTTCTTCATAGTATAAATAAAGGTATTACTTTTGCAGCAACTAACAAGTGTTAGTGTATTATTAATCATTTAAATTATAAAGCTATGTTTGTATTTCGTAATAGTATTGGGTTCGGTCAGCATCATCGTTTGATGGTTGAACTTGATAATATTGATTTTGGAAACGGCGGTGGTAATGGTAGTGGTACTAACGCCAATAATAACCAAGGTAACGGAGGCGGCACTGATAATAATAATGGCGGTGGTAATGGCTCTGGTGATAATAAAGATGGTGAAGGTAAAGACGGTGAAGGAAATGATAAAGATAATCCTGAGCCCGATAATGCCAATGATAATCCTGATAATAAGGATAATAAAGATAATCCATCCAACTCTTCTACGGGGGGTCTTGAGGTAGGTACAAATGTCGAGTTTGAAGGTAAAAAGTATACTGTTGCTAAAAATGGAGACCTTGTAGACGCAGATGGTAAAGTTTTTAAAGAAGCTAAAGATGTTGATGAGTGGATTAAATCACTTGAAGTTGATGAACCTGGAGCTGAGGTAAATATTGAAAATATTCGTAAAGCTATGAATATTGATATTACTGATGAAAACGGCAATCCAGTTGAATTTACTGACGACATTGAAGGTGTTAAGAATTATATCAATTCTGCTATTGAACTTAAATCTAATGAAGTAGCTTCTGCTGCTGTTAATAAAGTATTTGTTGATAATCCTATTCTCAAGCAGTTTGTTGATTATCTTACTGTAAATGGTGGCGACCCTCGTGGTTTTGGTGAACGTCCTGACCGTTCAGGTATTACTGTTGATGAGAAGTCTGAAGAGCAACAAATTGCTATTATTAAAGCTGCTGCTAGAGAATTTGGTAATGCTTCTCTTAATGATAATTACATTAAGTATCTTAAAGATTCTGGTGGTCTTTATGATGAGGCTAAAGCTCAACTTGCTAATCTTCAGAATGCTGATAAACAACGTGATGAAAATGAAGCTAAACAAGCTGAAGCTTATCGTCAGAAACAAGAAGCTGAAACTATTGCTTATTGGAAAGGTATTAAAGATACTATTGATAAACGCGAAATTGGAGGATACAAACTTCCTGAATCTCTTGTTAAAGAAGTTAATGGACAGAAAGTTACTGTTACTCCAAATGATTTCTATGATTATCTTTCTCGTGGTCTTAAAGATGAAGATGGTAATATTGCTACTGCTTATGAGCGTGCTCTTGCTAATCAATCTCCAGAGGAAGCTACTAATCAAGAATTACTTAGTGCTTGGTTAATGTTCACAGGTGGAACTTATAAAGACCTTGTTAAAATGGCTATTAATAATGAGCAGGTTAAAACCTTAAAGCTCGTTAGCAAAGGAAATAAAGGTCATGGTACTGTACGAATTACTAAGCCACAAACTAATAATAGTAAAGCTATTGATAATATTCAATTTAGCTAAATGTTTAATTAATTAATTAATAACTATGTACGCAATTCGTGAAGTGCAACGTGGTAACTATGATGACCGTGGTTATTCTAATGAGGAAACTATTGCTCATCTTATGCTTACCAAACCTAGTGAGATTAATTCTATGCTCACCTATACTTTTGGTATGGATGATGATAGATTCCCACTTAATTTCCTTACAGAAGGACAAGGTACTGCTGGTGTAGTAGATATTGCTACTACTGATTGGACTTGGAAGACTATGGGTCGTATGAAGTTCAATGATTCTGTACTTTGGTTTAACACTGCTAATACTACTCCTGGTAAAGGTGGTGCTACTTTTGAAGTTGAGTTTAAGACACACTGGTTCATTGAGCAGTATGGTTTGATTGCTCCTGATGGTGTAACTCAAGTTCGTATTATGAAAGACCTCGGTCATGGTTCTCATGGTGGTTATTTGTATCGTCTTCGTATTACAAATCCTAATCCAAATGCTTACGTTAATGTAGCTCAGAATCTTGGTGTAGGTATGTTTTGGTCTTTGACTGCTCCTACTATTCCAGAGTCTTTCTCAAAGGGTAATCGTACTAATACTATGGGACCTGGTAAGATGACTTCTCAACTTGAGTTCCATCGTTATAGTAAAGAGATTGCTGGTAACATTAGTAATACTGTTGTTACTTATGAGTTTAAGACTAGTGGTGGTGGTACTACTAATCTTTGGATGAATGAGGAGATGCGTCAGTTTGAGCTTCAGCAACGTGTTATGAATGAAGAGCGTCTTTGGTTTGCAGAATATAATAAGACTGTAAACGGTGAGATTACTCTTATTGATGAAGACAATGGTCAGCCTATTCCACATACTGCTGGTATGCAACAGATTTGTCGTGAAAGTAACTATGATACTTATGGAGAGGAACTTACTCTTAATAAGTTAAATCGTACTATCGGTGATATTCTTGACCGCAATACTGATACTGGTAATATGGATGTAGTTCTTGCTTGTGGTAAGGGTTTCGTTGAAGACTTTGACCGTGCTGTTAAGAATGATGCTCGTGACAATGGTTTTGTTACTCCTCTTGGTGACAAGATGATTAGTGAATCTAAGAGTGGTCTTTCTTATGGTAATTACTTCCGTCAGTATAAGACTGTAGATGGTCACATGATTACTCTCAAGCATCTTGGTTTCCTTGACCGTGGTACTTTTGCAGACAATGCTCGTGACAATGGTTATATCCATCCTCGTACTGGTCTTCCAATGACTTCTCACCAAGCATTTATGCTTGATACATCTTCTTATGATGGTCACAATAATATTCGTAAAGTACGTATGAAGGGTCAAGAGCATATTGCTGGAGTTGTTAAGGGTCTTACTCCAATTCCTGCATCATGGGGTGGTTTCCCTGCTAATACTTTGTCTACAGACATTGACGTATCTCGTTATGAGGTTAAGGATTCTTATGGTCTCCAAGTTGACCGTAACACTAAGTTCTTCCAACTCAAGTGTGTACTCTAATATTTTAAAATTTGATTGCTATGACTGATATTAAAATTGAAATTCCAATGGGAAGTCCTGCAAATAGTGGAAATGATAATACTCCTGCTGAAGGTTCAACTCCTTCAGCAGACCAGACACAAGCTGAATTAGAAGCTAAAGAAAAAGCTGCTCTTGAGGCAGAACTTGAAGCTCCATATTTTGAAAAGAAGACTGTAGTTATTTCTTCTGTTCGTAATTATTCTGCTTATCGTAGAATTAATATGCAAGCTCTTGGTAAGCCTAAAGCTACTATAGGTTCTTCTGTTAAGTCTGTACGTATTCTTATGAGTAATAAAGGTGAGCTAGCTGCTTATTATCCAGAGATTATTGGTATTGCTGCTAATCATCCAGACTTCGTTACTAGAGTTAAAGGTTATCTTAATAACATTTTCTTTGACGTTAATGATGGAGATAAGGAACTTAATATTTCTTTCCATTATAATCACAAAAGAGATTATCTCACTGTTAAAGCTGAGGAAGATAAAATTCTTGCAGCTTATGAAAAGGTAGACCGTTCTAATGAAGCAGAGCTTTATAAAGCTGCTGTTAAACGTGATGAAGCTATTACTCGTATTGAGCAAACTAAGTACCAGTATGGTATGCCTGATAACGTAGAGGAATATATTATTTGGCGTCATTGTCTTAATTACCCTGATGTAGCTAAAGATGAAGCGTTTATTAATAGTAATGCTACTCTTCGTTTCTTTATTAAAGATGTTGCTAAAGAAGAGAATCGTAAGGTTAAGCTTATTGTTGAACGTAAGAAGGCTATTGAACGTCTTGTTGAACTTCAATCTTCACCTAGTAAAGTTAGTGCTGCTTATATTCAGTATTGTAGAACTAATGGTCTTAACATTTCTGATGGTCTTAATAAGACTCCTCTTGAACAAGTTGATGACCTTATGAAGTTTGCTACTGAAGACCCTAAGAAGTTTAATTCTATAGTTACTGACAAGAATCTTCTCGATAAAGCATTTATCGAAATTCTTATTACTAGAGGTGAACTTGTTCGTTCAGAGTATAATCAACAAATTAATACTCCTGATGGTCTGTTTGTTGGTGCTAATATTAATGATGCTATTGCATTCTTTAAGAACCCTGACAATAACGGACTAAAAAATAAGTTGGAAAACAAATTGAAACTCTTTTAATTGATAAAGATATGACTACTGCTGAAATGCACCAAATGTTCAGAAACTATGCCCAACAAATGGGTATGCAGAATGTGAGAGCAATACTGCCTTCACAGATAGACTTGTTGCTGAACAACTCCATTTCGGACACAGTAAATCAAGTGATTGCTCAAAACATTGGTTCTACCAGTGATAGAGTAATCACTGATAACTCAAAGCTTAATCAAGTCAACGCTCTTAAAAGTCTTTATAAAGTATGGAAAGCTAAAGTTCAACTTCCTACTGCTAAGACTAATTACATTGCAAGTTATATTCTTCCTCTTGATAATTTTGGTATAGCTAGCGAAGCTAAAGATACTACAATTAAAAAAGGCGATAATATTTATGCTGCTCCTGGTAGCGCAGATAATGGTAAACCTAATAAGATTGAATATTTCTTCCTTGTAGATTTGAGCATTGATTATATTAAAGCTGAAGGTGATAGTTCATTTACTACTAATATATTCCCAATTCGTCTTGTAGATGACCAATATCTTGCTGATGTTGTTAATGACTTTGTAATGGCTCCAAGTCTTCGAAGTCCTGTTGCTACTATTCATGATAGCACTATTGAACTTTACATTGATAAACCTGACGCCAACACTAAGACTACACCAGATGCTTATAAGTTTGGAGGTGGTCTTGAAGTAAATGAAATTCGTTTATCTTATATTGGTAAACCTGGTATTGTTAAGTTTAATGAAGACATTGGTGGTACAGACGTAGATTGTGAACTTCCTGAGAGTATGCACGTTGATATTGTTAAGCATGCTGTGGATTTATATCGTACTGCTCTTAATGGCGGTATTGTAGGTGCTCAAGGTGCTAAACAACAACAACAACGTGAGAATGTCCGTAATAATGCTAGAGATGAAGGTTATGAATCCTAATTCTCGTTAGTTAAATGTAATTTATAATTTAAGTAATAATGAGACAATTATTTATTTGTACTAGTGATGCAGTTCTTTCTGCTACTGGTAAACCACAAGATTTGACCAATGTAGCTGCTGGTACTATTGGTATGTGGGAGAATGATGACGATTCTAAGTGGCTTGCTGCTGCTCCTACTACTGATTTTAGTATTGCTTATGGTCGTCCTAATAGTCAAGCAATTGTAATTCCTATCGATTTTGCTTCTGCACGTGTTACAATTTCTACTCCTCAAGCAGGTACAAAGTTTACAGCAGAGATTACTATTCCAGAACCTGTTGCAGGTAAAGATTATACACTTCAGCTTATTAAGCTTGGTACTGAAAAGCATGAGCGTTATTCTTGGACTGTTACAGATAATGGTTCACATAAGACTACTGCTGCTGCTATGGCTAAATCGCTTGGTGACCAATTCACTAATATGATTGAAGCTGGTAATGAGCAACTTGATGGTCTTAAAGTAACTGTAGAAGAAGCTAATATTACTATTACAGCTGAGAAGAATTATCAAGGTTGGAATCTTATTGCTGGTGATGATTTGGTTGGTACTGAAGTTACTATTACTGCTGCTGTTGCTCCAACGCTTGATGCAGCTTATGTAAAGAACCTTGCTTCTTTCTGTTCTCAGAACCGTGGCTTCTCTAATGTATATCGTGATGGTGCTTCTATTTATCCTGGTTATCCTATGGAAGTAGAAGATAAGGATTACAAGATGTATTCAATCCAATTCAAGTATCCAAGAAAGTATGGTCGTACCCGTGATGAAGCTCCTATTCAAGAGCTAGCTATTGTCGTTCCTACAGACAATACTACACTTACTGGTCTGCTTGATACTATTCTTGCATTTTAATAGGTATTAGTTTTCAAGGAGAACCTAACCATCTTCTACGGGGCGGTTCTCCTTTTTATTTTTCTTATGGAAGAGTTTAATCAAATCAATGATATAATAGCTGAATCTATAAAAGATACTTCTTATATTACAGTGCTTATTAGTAGTGGAGTTTATCTTGCTTATACTCTTATTATTAAACTTGTTGATTTGTTTAAAGCTAAAGACCGAAATAGACCTATCGTTGAAATGGCTGCTGCTGTAAAGCAAGTAAGCGAAAACGTAGTTAAACTTAATGGTGTCCTAGACAAAGCTTTTCAAGATGCTGAGACTAAAGAACGAAATAAAGTAAAGAATGCTATTTGTACTGCCTTTGATAGTTTTAAATGGGCTGTTGCTAATACTTGTCATGAAATTATTATTCATAACAATATTGAACAGAATAAGGTATTGATAAAACAAAACTTATTCAAAGTGACTAGTACAGAATATTACAAACTTTATAATGTTTTCTCTGCTTATGAATTGGATGGAATTTGTGTAGCTACTAAACTAAAAGAAGAGTGGATTGATGCTGTAACTAATGAATGTCTTGATATTATTTATGATGGTCAAGATTCTATAAATAGAATTAGTCAAATAAGTAATAAACTGCTTATTCTTACTAATGAATATTCTATATATATAAATAACAAAGTGTTTAATTCTTAATAAGATGTTCTTATGATAGACAACAATAACACTATAGATAACCTTGAGAAGCTAGAGGAAGGAGTTGTTAAAACTCTTGAGTATCTAGCTACTCAAGGTTTTATAGTTAACAGAGATAAAGTACTTAAACTTACTACTATTAGTATGTATAAAGCAGTACTTAATAACTCTGATAAAATTAAAGGATTTGATATTGCTAAGTTTAATAATAAAGTTAGATTGTTATGACCGATGAAGAAATGATTATTCTTTCTATTCCTAAAGAATGGGAAGATACATATATAAAATTACTTACTGTCATTAGTCAATCTGGTGAAGCAATTCTTAATGATTGTTCTTATGGTTGTAAAGGTGATGGTAGTATAATATTTAACTGTTGGAATATATTCCAAGCTGCTTGTGCTGCTCATGCTTTAGGTAATACTAAGAGAGCTAATCTTTATATTGACTATGTAAATAAACAAATAGTTAATAAATTTGGAGAAGTAACTTTTAAAACTAAAGAAGATGGAGAATAAGCAGTTAAATACTAAAGACTTGCTTATGAACAAGAAAGAAGAATTAATTTGGAAAGTAATAGACAATGTTATTAATTGTTGTGCTGTTACTAGAATTGATGGAGCAAAATCTATTACAAGAGAAGATGTAGTAGGAAAATCCAGAGAAGAAAATGTTGTATTAACTAGATGTCTTGTTGTTGAACAAATGGTTCATGCTGGATTTACAATTAGTACTATAGCCTTTATTCTAAATAGAACTGTTCAAGCTACTAGACATTTGCTTAAAATGAGTAACGACTATTATGAAAGTTCTAGAGCTTTTAGACTTGCTACTTCTGAAGCTACTCTCCTTAATAAGGATGTTGAGCCTATTTTCGTTTAAATAGAAAATAAAAAGAAAATAAGTATCGTAGTAGTGATACAATTAATTAAGATGATAATTGGAATAAAATCCGATTATCATCTTTTTGCATATAATAGAGTTTATGCTTATCTTTGCAATGTACAAAATACTAGTTAATGTACTGTTTATTATTTTATTAATCTTAATAATCATCTTAAAGTTATGGACGATTCTAAAGTATTTATGTTCCCTGATGGTGGAACTCGACAAACATCTAATGATGTTAACAGTTTGCTTCCTCTTCTTATGTGTAATGGAGGTTTTGGTGGTGGTAATTGGATTTGGATTATTTTTCTCTTTTTCCTTTATCCTCTTATGCGTAATGGTGGTTTGTTTGGTAATACTGGTACGAATGGCAATTGCTTAGGTCCTCTTGCTAATATGGTAAATAATAATGATGGTAGAGACCTTATCATGCAAGCTATTAATGGTAATGGTGCTGCTGTTCAGAGATTAGCTACCATGTTTGGTACTAAAGTTGATATGATTCAGTCAGCTATTTGCCAAGTTAATAATAGTGTTGCTCAAGTTGGTTGTAAAATTGATTCTTCTACTGGCGCTCTTCTTAATGCTGGTACTCAGAATACTATGACACTTGCTAATCAATTAGCTACTTGCTGCTGCGATTTAAAGAATGCTATTACTGAGGGAAATTATCAGAATCAGATTTCTACTATTCAGCAGACTGATACTATTAAGCAAAGTGTTGGTGATGTAAGTAATGCTGTAACTCGTGGATTTTCTGATGTGGGTTATGCTCTTCGTGATCAGACTTGTAATTTGGATAAGTCTATTGGTGTTGTTGGTGATAGAATTATTGCTAGACTTGATGCTTCTGAGAAGTCTGCAATGCAGGACAAGATTAATGCTCTGCAAACTCAGTTAACTACTGAACATCAAAGTGGAGTAATTGCTCAGCAAATCGCTGCTGCTGTAAATCCTATTGCTCAAGCTGTAAATGAGATTAAGTGTGCTCAGCCACAAACTGTAACAGTTCCTTATCAACCATTTCAGGCAGTACCAAATTGTGTAGCTTATCAATATGGTATGTATAACGGTTGTAATAATCTTAATGGTTTTTGGCTTTAAAATATAGGAGGTAATATTATGGCTTTTAATGAATTCATTGGTAATCGTGGCGGTATACCTTTAGTAGCTGCTACTCAAACGACTGCTGGCAGTGCTACTGCTAATGCTGTTTTTAGTATGCCTAATCATACGTTCAGAGCTATGGGAGTTGCTGGTATCATGGTAATCAATTTTAATGCAGCTACAACTACTGCAACTGGTTTTGAAATTATGGTTAATAATAACACTCTTCCTCTATTGGCAAGTAATGGAGAAGCTCTTACTGCTCTTACAGCAGGTCTTCACATTATAGTATTTGATAAACAAAATAATAAACTTCAACTCATAGTATAATGTTTTCAGGTCTTAATCAAGGTAGTCGAGTTTATATTTTAAACAAGACTAATGGTATAGAATTTAAGATTGGTGAAATTGTTGGAACTACTACACCTGTATTTGCTACTGATGGTACTAACATGATGGTTGTAAATTTAAAGGTTAAAGTAGATGGTAGTAATGTTGATTATAATAACATTCCAGCTAATAACACTTCTGTTAGTTATAATAATGGTAATCTTATTATTGCTGAAAGTAAACAAACTATCCAATCTGAAGTAGAAGCTACTCTGCAACATGCTAATTATGTCGTAGAACATATTGAAGATTATAAAAATCAAATAACTAAGTGTGAAGAAGTTCTTAAAGAACTTAATCCGCAATTTGCTAAAGATAAAGCACGTGACGAAAGAATAGCAGGTATCGAAACTGAAGTTGCTGGAATAAAAGGTGATATTGCTAAAATTCTAGCCGCTGTAACTAAAAATTAAAATTATGATAATCATGGTACAACGTAATATGAATAAGTCTGAACTTAAAGAAAAGATTAGACGTATGAAGATGGAAATTCAAGAACTAGAAGAATGTCTTGATAAATATGAAGAAAGAGATAATCGTTATGATGATGACCCTCAGTATAGAAATCGTAATCCTTATGACGATGAAGAACGTTATCACGAAAGAGAAGAATATGGGCATCGTGAGCGTGGTCGTTATGGACGTTATTAATATGAAATCCGCCCCGTAGAAGAGTATAATGGTAAGTCTTCTCTAACCACGCCTTCTACGGGGCGTTTATAATAACTAAGCTTATGTATAAAGAAGGTTTTGATGTTTATGATGAACTTCCTGAAGATATGGTTGTTTATCTTCGTTATAACGGTAGACATTTTAATCGTAAACTAGTTGAGTTTGCAACTAGTAAAATGACTACTAGAGATAGTAACGGAACAGAAGTAGCTCTTGAACCTATAACAAGAGAACAGTTAGATAACATGATGAAACAATCAAATGTTCATTTAACTAATAATGATAATCCTTATGATGCAGTATTTGTAGCTAATATGTGTAAAGCTGATTACTTAGGTAGTAGTGTTCCTGATGGATTACATTTGTGTCTATATGTAAAAGATGTAATAGATGATGTTGATGGTTATGATGGAATAGCTTTTAATCGTTGGTATGCAGATATGTGTCGTAAAGGTATTCAAGTTGATTGGTATAATTGTCGATAACATTAATAATTTGAAGCAGCTAGTATTAATATAAATATTGGCTGCTTTAATTGTGTTAATTAATATATAGTTACTGCTGATATTGCTAATAAAAAAACTATATTTGCAGCAATTAAATATAATGATAATGGAGATAATAAATCAAATAATACAACAAATAATAAATAGTTTTGATTTTACTTATTGCATAATAGTTAATGTTTTAACTTATTTGCTAGTTACTATACTTATTTATCTTTGTCGTGGTAATGTAACTAGAACAATTAAGAAACTTACATTACTTTTTAGTATAGTAATTGTTAGTGTAATATATTATGCTATTGGTGTCGATATAAAACTTATTGTAAATACTTCTATACTTGCTCCTGTAAGTTGGACTTGGATTATTAAACCAATCTTATCTAAGTTTGGTTATGATTATAAGAATATTGATAATAAAATAAATTGATATGGATAAGGTAAAAATAAATAAAGCTATTGATGCTTTAGGTCTTTCTGTTGATAATAAGAATACTCTTAAAGAAGCTCTTAATCAAGAAGGTGGAGCTGATATAACTGAAATAGAAACTAAAGTTGATAATATCAATAGTGAGCTTAATACTGCAAAATCTGATATTAGTAATTTAGGAGTTAAAGTTAATGACTTTATTAATTCTAATGAAATTATTGAACTCGTTATAGGTAGTGATGAGGAAACTAAAGCTGCTAATATTGCTAAACTTGGTGACACTCAACATACATTTTTTACCAATATTAATCATGCTTATGGTACAGCAAGTTGGCTTCCTGCTGATGGAGGTAATGCTTTTATTATAACAGATGAAGGTCATGCAGTTAAATATACTATAAGTAAAGATGGAGAGGTTACTAAGGGAGAAGAATTTACTTTAAAGGATTTTACCAGTGAATTAAATAATAAAGTAGACAAAGTTGAAGGTAAACAATTATCTAGTAATGATTATACTACAGCAGAAAAGAATAAATTAGCTAATCTGCAAAATTACACATTACCAACTGCTACTAAGACAACTCTTGGTGGAGTTAAAGCTATTACAAACATAGTAAATGTTGATACTGAAACTGCAACTGTTGCAAGTCTTGCTGGTGTTGTCAACACTCTACTTAATCAACTTAGAGCTGCTGGTATTATTCAATTATAAAATACCCTTGCTTCTTGCGATGCTAGATGTGTGTCCGTGACCCTCAAGGCTAGAGATTAGTCTTGGGGGTTTTACGTATAGTGCAGACGTTAAAATTTTATTTAAGATTTTTATTTCTTTGAAATTTACGTTCTAAGCGACTTTTAGTTAGTTTATGATTAACTAATAACAGACGTATATCAAGTATGCTCAGAAGCTAAATAAAGTGGGTATATGACAATGTTTATATCAAAGTTTGATAAGCTAAAATACAAATAAAGGAGGAGGCATATATAACTAAATTATTAATCTGATTGATGTTTAAGTTACTAAAGTATTTTGACGTGAAAGTCCTCCTCCTTTTACTAATATAATTAATAATAATATGAGTAAAATTCCTGCTATTAATGAGATAGACGCAAATAGTCCTTCTCAAGAGTCTACAGAAGTTGTAGTTAAAGCTACTACAGTAACTCCTGATATTAATGAAATCCAGGAAACTATTAGTGCTTCTGCAACTATTCAAGAGATTGATGGTACTCGTAAACCTACAATTAGTGAGATTTATAAGATTGTTAACGATGGACTATTTGAATCTACAACTAATTGGTGGGATTACGCATATAAACTTTCTCAAGCTCAAATTAATCAAGATATTATTTCTCGTCTTGATAATGGTGTTATTGGTGGTGGTTATAGTAAAGGTGTTGATATTATAACTACTACTAGTAATAAAGTTCCTAGTAACACTAATGTTTATTCTGCATTAAAGAGTGATGCTCTTTATCCTAAGAAATTAAACGATGAAGTTATTAATGGAATATATGATTTTCTTAATGGGATAACTATTGGTAAACCTACTGCTTACACAGGAGGTACTTGGTCTGTAGACCAAATAGGTAAAACACATCTTACTACAGATTATCTTTATGTTCGTCTTAAAGCTATATTTGAAACTCTTCAAATACTTAATGTTGATACTATTGGTGGTAAGTTAGTTATTTCTCCTGCTGGTAGTATTAGAATTGCTTATGTAGATAGAATTAAGATAGATGCTCCAGTATTTAATCATGATGAAACAACTGATGTTTGGAGTATTTCTCAAATAGAAGATGCTGAAGGTAATCTTATAAATGAAACTCTTAATCAAGAAGTTTATCGTTGTTATTTTCTTGGTGAACAAGATGGTGAAGAAATAGATAATAAATGGAAAGTTGGTGACCAAGCTCAAGCTAAAACTTTCAATGTTAAGAAAGGTACTTATCATAAAGTAGAAAATAGTTATCTTTGGAGACTTGTAGTTAATGTTAGTTCTGATACTGTAGATATTGATGGTAAGAAATATCATTATGTTGATTTAAGTCAAATAGATTTTGACTCTGGTTCTGATGCTCCTGCTCCAGGAGATATTCTTAATCAATTAGGACATAGATTAAATGACACTCAACGTCAAACAGCTTTAGTTCTTAATGCTGTTGATAATTATGCTCCTAGTATTACTCTTTATGCTGGAATAAATTATTATACTTTACTTAATAAAGAGTATGTAGAATTTGGTGTTTATAATGGTAAAGCTTTCTTCAATGTATATGGTGATATGTATATTGGAGATAAAGGTACTAATCCTAAAACTTATATTAAATATAAGAATGGTAAGATTAATATTAAAGCTAATCTTGAAATAGGTTCTAGCATTGGAGATAAAGACCTTGACCAATACATTAAAGAAAATGGTGGTGTTGATGAAGAAACTGTAAATAATCTTATTAATAATTCTCAAGTAATTAAAGACCTTCAAAAACAAACTGATGGAGCTATTGAAACTTGGTTTTATGAAGGAGAACCTACTCTTGATAATCTTCCTGCTATAGATTGGACTACTAACGAGATTAAGAAAATTCATATAGGCGATTTGTATTATGACCAAACTACTGGTTATGCTTATCGTTTTACTAAATACAATGATGATGTTAATCCTTATCGTTGGAATCGTATTAAAGATAACGATATTGTTGCTGCACTTGAAGCTGCTAATCATGCTCAAGCTACAGCCGACGGTAAGATGAAAGTCTTTTATGGTGATACCAAACCTACTAATTATCGAGTTGGTGATATGTGGGTTAATGCTACTCTTGAAGGTAAGTTTAATAACGATATAGCTAGAGCTGTTGCAACGAGTGAAGTATTTAATGCTGATGATTGGGTTTTAGCTTCTCGTTATTCTGAAGCTATTGCTACTATTCAAAAGTGGACTAACGAATATGAAACTAAGTTTGGTAATCTTGTTGATGAAGTCAAACAACAAAAAGATCAAAGTGTTGTTGTTTGGTATTATGGTTATGAACCTACTGTAGATAATATTCCTGCTAATACTTGGAATACTGATGACCTTCGTTCAGAACACATCGGTGATATATTTTATGATATTGAAAATAATCATTCTTATCGTTGGACTGGTACTGCTTGGGTACAAATAAAAGATGCAGACTTTGATAAAGCTATGAAAGCTGCTAAAGATGCAGATGATAAAGCTGGAGCCGCTGGAGATTTAGCTGATAGCAAACGTCGTATATTCTATTCTGCTATTACTCCAACTGAACCTTTTGATAAAGGTGATTTATGGATTAAACAAGTTGATGATAAAACTGAAACTTGGGTTTACAATGGAACTGATTGGGTTAAATCTGACGATAAAGATTTAGCTGATTTTAGTAATACTATAAATGAAGAACTTTCTGGTATTAAAGGTCAGCTTGATGGTAAAGCTGAAACTTGGTATCAAGTATATGACCCTAGTACTAATTGGACAGATAAAGCTTCTCATGAAGGTGACATTTGGTATAATACTAACAATGGTACTACTAATTATTGGAATGGTAGTGCTTGGGAACAAATGGATATTCCTAAAGATGTATTTAATACTATAAATGGTAAGTCTTCTATATTTGTAGACTCTTATGCTGATGCTAAAGCTGGAACTGGTATTATATGTAATGGTTATAAAGAACGTGACCTTTGGATTCTTCCTGAAAATGCTACCGTTAATGGTGTTAATTATTATAAAGGAGATATACTTACTGCGGTTTCTAATAATACAAACTTTGATGAAACTAATTGGAAAAAGAAAGTTCGTTACGTTGGTCCAACTGAATTAAATAATGCTATTGATGTAGTAAATGATAAGATTAATACTATTAATAATACAACAATTCCTGGTATTAATAAAAACTTTAATGACTTTGTTAAAGATGGAGTACTTAATACTTCTGAAAAAGCTAGACTTACTGATTTATTAAATCAAGCTAATAATGAAGTTGCTGCTGTTGTAGACCAAGTTAATAATATTATTAAATCTAAATATCTTACTAATGATAATGCTAATAAAGGTAAGTTGGAAGAAGCCAATACTGTTATGGATACAGCTTGGACTGAATATAAGAATCTTATTAATACACTTATAAATGCTAATACTGAAATAACTAAAGTTAATATAGGAGAAGCTAATACTAGATATAATACTCTTCAAGAGAAAATTAAAGCAGTTAAGCAATATCTTGCTATTTGTCAAGCTGATATACTTAGTGGTATGGGCACTGACATTACTTCATACAAATATCTTAAAGATGCTCTTAATCAAACAACAGAAATTAATGGAGGTTTGATTCTTACTAGCGCAATTCAATTTAAAGATGTTGATAAAAAAGTTACAGCTGGTATGAATGGTATTGTAAAAGGAGATAAAACTTCTATAGCTGCTTGGTATGGTGGTCCTATGGTAGACCGTGATACTTTTACTAGTGAAGAACTTGAAACTAAAGTTCCTGGTACTGATTATGCTATGAGTATTCTTCGACATGATGGTACTGGTTATTTAGCTGGAGGAAATATTCATTGGGATGCTGATGGTGTACTTAGTGGAAACTTTAATAGTTTTATTCTTCAAGGTACTAGTATGGTAACAATGTTCTACTATATTAGATTATTCTATTTACATTATGCTAATCAAAATGCTACAGATTTTAATAATATAGATTATGTTACTCCAATGAAAACCTTTAGTAGACTTAGTGTTCTACCTTTAGGTGGTACTGAAGGAGGTAATAATCTTCCTACTGGTTTATTTATTGGAGATAGTAATACTGGTGGTTCTTTTCAAATTGGTAATATAATTCTTAGAACAAAAAGTGGAGACCCTAATATACTTGAAATAGTTAGTGCTAGTAGTAATAAAACAGCTCATCTCGGAGTACAAGGTGGTGTTAGTGCTTATGGAACATACACACCTTCTACGGGGGGTGGAGGTGGACTAAGTGGAACTATAGTTCCTTATGCTACTGCTATTGTTTCTGACCCAGCGAATGAAGGAACTAAAATAGCTAGCGCTAGTTCTATTTATAAACTTCATAGTAGAATATCTAGTATTGAAACTAATGGTGCTACAAACATATCTGTTAGCGGTTCAGGTAACGCTATAACTAGTGTCAGTAAGAATGGTAATTCTATAGCTTTTACTAAAGGTGCAACGTTCTTAACTAGTCATCAAAGTTTAGCTAACTATGTTACTACTAATGATAGTAGACTTAGTGATAGTCGTTATCCTAAATTTGCTAATAATACTTGGTATTCAGTAGGAGACGATGCTTATATTGGTGACCATAATTTTAGTGGTTATTTTTGTGTTAAAAGTGCTAATGATAGTACTAGAGTTGGTATTTCGTTATGTAATAGGGCTGAAAACAATAATGCTAATATATGGTTTGATAATACAAACATAAACCTTGATAAACAACTTGTTATGAATAACAATCGTATTTGGATTCAAGGTGTTGGTACTGCTGGAGGTAATAATAATAGACTTACTCTTGTAGCAGGTATACCTAGCGGATTAGCATATAATACTTCATGCCGTGGAACAATTCTTTATTCTAACGGTATAGCATTTGCTGACCCATATAATGGTAATTCAAATAATGATAGTGGATGGATTAGACATTTAGAAACTTCTGGTAACAGTGGAACTTTAGAAATAGCAGTAGGTGATGATAACTCAAATGAAGAAATTCATTTTAGATGGTATGATACTACTTCAACTTCAGAACATATAGGAAATGATATAACTGTTCCTAGAGCTACAGGTACTCTAGCTTTAACTAGTCAGATACCTACTACTCTTCCTGCTAATGGAGGTAATTCTGACACTATAGATGGTTATCATGCTAATGGACTTCTTACTGCTATATCTAATTCTAATAAGGGAATTAGTATAACAGTTGGTGGAACAACTAAAAGTGTTTCAAATATTAGTGTTAATTATGCTAGTAGTGCTGGAAATGCAGATACTGTAGATGGTTATCATGGTTCTTCCATTTTAACCAAACATACTAGAGAAGGTGCATATAATATAGACCATCTCACTGATTTTGTAACAAGAGATTTACAGCCTAAGTCAGAAATAAATATAGAAGGTACTAAACCTTATGATGGATGGGGTATAGTAACTGTATTAAAAACTGACAATGGTACTGTACAATTAGTGTTTGATGGAGGTAATAATATGTATTTTAGGTCCTCTTATGGTACTGAACATAGATATGTTACTTCTGCTTGGGATAAGGTTGCAAAAATAAATAGTAATGTAGCTTCTGCAACTAAACTCAGAACTCCTAGAACTATTTGGGGTCAAAGTTTTGATGGAACTAATAATATTGGTGGTACTATACTTCCATCTGCTACTCATACATATAATCTTGGTAGTACTACATACGTGTTTGAGAAAACATATACTAGATATATTGATACAGATAACCCATATGACCTTCGCCTTTCTTGCACAGGTATAGAAATTTTAAGATTAGCATCTGCTGACAAATCTGCCAATATTAATTATAATGCAAATATTTCTGGTAATTTATCAGTTAACGGTTTAATAAATAATAAAGGTATAGTACCTACAAATTATGAAGTTAACAATAAAGGAGCTAATTGCTATGTTTCAGCTGATGCTTTATGCTCTGGAATTACTGCTATTACTGATAGTATACCTGTTGATAAAGTAACTGTACAATATTCTAACGATAATGGTACTAATTGGACTAATTATCCTACAAATAATGATGCTAAATTTAAACTATATGCTAGTAATGGAGGTTTAAATCAATTTTACTCAGGTTATGATGTTATCACTGGTAATAATGATGCTGAGAAATTAGCTCAAATAAAAAAGAACCAACTAATGGTTACATTTGAAGTTACTAATAAATGTTATTCTCAAGTTTATTTTGCTAGTGTTGATATATCAAACGGTATTGATACTATTTGTATTGTAGAATTTATAAATAGTAATGGTGTTACAACTAACACTTTTACTAAACATATGATTGGATGGAATCAAATTAATTATATAAATCTATCTAATGGTAACGAAGGTTTTAATGTAGGAAATAATGATAGAAGATATATTAGATTTAGATTTAAACATGACCAAAAGACTACTGCTTTACGTAATACTGTAGTAAATAAAATACGAATATTTTCTTTTACTAAGTATTCATTTCCTACTGATAGATTTATGGGTCATACAGGTCATATATATAACTTTGATTATAATATGAATACTTACTTCCCTAATAGCATTCTTGCTAAAGGTGGAGTTACAGCTTATCAATCTTCTGATATTCGTCTTAAAACTAACATTGCTAAACTTAATTGTTTAAATGTTATTAAAAGTATTGGAGGTACTTATGAATTTGATTATATTCGTGACCATAAACATAGTATTGGTTTTATTGCTCAAAATGTCAATAATCCATTACTTAAAGATATAATTGCTAAAGATGATAATGGTTATCTAAAGATTAACTATTGGAATCCTAAACTTATTAGTCTTGCTTTTGGTGCTTTAACTGAAATAGATGATGAAGTTGATAAACTTAAAGCTAGAGTTAGAGAATTAGAAAATGAAGTTGAACAATTAAAAAATAAAGATTATGCCTTACAATAGTGAAAGTGGAATTATTAGTGCTCCTGTTAGCATTGATGATGTTAAACAAGCTCTTGGAGAGAGTAGCAATGACCTTGCTACTCTTTGTAAGAGTGATAATATTAATATGTGGAGTCTTTATAAACCAAGTGTTAATCCAGATATTTATAGTGACAACGCTTATAAAGGAGGTTTAACTATAACTAATATATCACTTGAAGAATTAAGTAATTGGTTTTATGTTGGTGCTGATGATAGGTCTTGTGCTATTACATACGAAAAACCTTATGGTGGAGAAAAATCTCCATATAGATTAGGTGACTTTAGAGATTATTTTCATAAAGCAGTATGTCAGTTTTATATAGAAGTATATGATGGTCCAATAGATTGCAATTATTATTATGACCATGTAGATATTGTTTTGCATACAATTGAAAATTTACCTAATAATAATATACATATAAATGATGTTTTTGATTATGGTTCAAATTATTTAGCTTGTGCTATTTTTGATAGTGATGATATATTACAAAATATAATAATAGACCCTTTTAATATAGCAAATAGACCTAATGTAACATTTTCTATAAATAGAGACGATATTAGATTTGCTTGGCATCGCAATTATGGCATTAAAGCTGTATATATTATACCTTGTGTAGTAATTAAAGTTACAGGCAATCTTAATACAAAAATATTTCCAATACCTATAATAAATGGAAATAGTAAATATATTACTACACTTAATTCTTATAGGATAGATTATACGCCTAATGCTTCTGTCGAAACTTCAAGTTCGTATGTATCTAATGTTACTATTAGAGAAGATTTTAAAGATGAATATCAATTTATGAATTATGATTGGAATTTTAAAGGATATTTCAAAGTTAATTCATTACCTACTAATGAATATGAACAAGGTAGTATTATATTTAAAGGTTATGTATATTCATCAACAACTTTACGAATAAGCGCTAGAGATATATACTATACTGTAGAAGGTATGGAAATTATGAATTATAGCGGTATATATTGTATTGATTATGGTATAATAACTAATATTGGTACTACATCTAATGATATTAGTGGTAACAATTATTTTACTATACCTGCAAATAGTGGTATATATTTACGATTTTTCTTATTAGACTTCTATAATTTTGGTGGTACTAATGACCAAGATTATCATCCTATAGATGGAGTATATAGAGTTAATATATTTATACGATTAAAATCAAATAAACAAATAATATGTGCATTTTTTGGTTTAGTATTTAAACAAGTAAAATCATATATAGGAGAAGCTACTTATATTGAGGGTTCTCCATATTAATAAATTAAATAATACAATTATGGAAATTAAAGTAACTAAAATTGTAAGTATGACTTCTAATGTAGAAGCTACTGTAAATGAACTTAGTATTAACGCTAATGTTCGAGTTCGTAACAATGATACTATCGAAGGTTTAGATAGTGGTAGTGTAAATAATAGTGCTGGTAATCAACTAGCTAGTTTCAGTTATTACGGAAGTAATAATCTTAATATTAATTATAATAATATTGAGAATGGCAATGTTACTACTGTTAGTACTGCTGTTAATGATTTCATTAAAGAACTAGAGAAAAATCCTGCTCTTGTAAGTATTGCAAATACTAGTGAAATCTAAGTAATTACTTTGCAAATATATTAAAATATATTATTATATATATAACGTAGTTATATAATAATATATTATTAATATATTTGCACTACAAATTAAACATCAAAATAATAAAGCTATTATGATTAAAGTAAAACAAAGTAATGCTGTTAGTGCATATAATGTGCTCAAGCAAATTAAGACTAAAGAACTTCCTGCTGAAGTAGCTATTGCTATTTGGAAGAATGTAAAAGTATTGAAACCTATTGCAACTTCTTATGAAGAAGCTATTAAAGATTCTAAAGAATCTCTTAAAGGTAATAATGATGAAGAAATGTCTAAACTTCTTGCTGAACTTCAAAAGAAAGAAACTGATGAAGCTGCTGGTAAATATACTTTTACTCGTACTGATAATGAGAATCGTGTTAAAGTAACTGAGTATTATTCTAATGCTCAAAACAAGCTTAATGCTTTTATTAAAGACCTTGATAATAAAGAAGTAGAAATAGAACATACTACTATTAATGAGGATGATTTAATTAAAGCTCTTATTGGTACTGATTTTAATATTGGTGTTATTGAGCTTATTGATTTCTTATTTGAAGATGCTACTAAAGCAGATGATAAAGAAGATAAGTAAAACATTAGAGCCGCCCCGTAGAAGATGTAATTGGTAGAACTTCTAACTAATCATACCTTTTACGGGGCGGCTTTCATATTAATAATTCAAATAATACTATTATGAGTTCACTTGCTCAACTTACTAGTGAAATTTTACATGGTGTAGGTCAGCCTAATAATCATACTCTACGTGAAAGAGTTCGTAATGCTATAATTCATACTCGTAATGAACTTATACGTAGAAGTTATGAAAATCATGCTTATGTTGATAAGATTCATACTCAACGTTTTAAAGTTTCACTTATTACAGTTAATGATGGTGATGTAGAACTACCTGAAGATTATGAAGGAGTTCCACTTGATAAAATTAAAAGAACTCTAGATAAAGTTCCAAGACCTATTAGACTTACTAATAATCTTCCTTTTGATAGAGTTAGTTCTGTAGGTTATAAAACTAATAGAGAGTTTCCTTATATTAAAGAAACTACTGCTAGATTTAAAGGAAGTGTTCCTGGACTTTGTGGTGCTATTAGTTATGATTATATTAATGAATATCTTTATTTATTTCCAGCTAGTAAAGATAGAATTGTTCCAGTAGATGCTATTGTTATAGAATCAGCTTTTGAACATCCTAATCAAATTCTAGATATTAATGGAGACCTTACTGTTGAGAATCATCTTTATGATGACAACGAGTGGTTACTTAGTGAAGATATGATTGGTCAAATTAAAGAAATAATATATAAAAGGGAACTATTAAATCAACATCAAGAAACAGATGAAGTTCCCAATACTATAAAATATAATTAATGTATGACTGCTGTAAGACTTAATCCAATAAATATGAGTAAGTATCATCAAGATATGAAAGATGCTTTTACTCTAGAACTTGAAAGAGCTAGACTTTCTTATGATGAACTAGCTAGTAACATAGTTGAAAAACGTTCTAAGATTGTTCCTTATGTTGATAGTTTTGCTCTTCCTGTAATTGACTATCCGGAATTTCAACAAAATAAGTATATAAATGGTCGTCTTGAAAATGCCGCAAAAGGTATGTATGAAGATAAACGTAATGACCTTGAACATAAACATCTATGTTTTAGACTTGTTGCTTATGCTGTTGATTTACGAAAGATGAGTGAGTTAGAACAAAAGATTAAACTTTATGAGAAATGTATTGCTTTAAATTATGCTGAATATAGAAATATAGTTGGTATATTTTATAATAAAGTTCATGATGTTCTTATTCTTAAAGCTCATGGTTATCGTCTTGAAGGTAAACTAGGTTACGTTTGCATTAATAGAGTTCTTAATACTGGTTGTAAAATTTGTGATTTTGTTGCAACTAATAAATACAAGAAAGAACTTGAAGCTAAAGGTATTAGAATTTGGAATAGAGAAGAAGCTGAATTTGCTAAAGCTAATGGCTTAGAATATGATGCAGTTGACCCTAGGATTTATAAATCTGATGAAAGTTGGTATGAACTTGCTCTTTGTAATTGTACTCTTCATAGAGCTTATGGTTATAAACTAACTATGATTGATTATCGTTCTGTAAAAGTCAGACAATATAATAATGAAGGTTTAATTAAACTTACTGGTGGTGATAAAGAAAAGATATGTCATTTACCTGTGTCTCTAAAGATTAAACTAACTCTGTGTTTACAAGTAGATAAATTAATGTATACTAAATTTGTTAGAAATGAAAATCAAACAAAATGTGGATTTGAAACGCATCATTGGTAAAGTTGATAATGACTTTAATCTTAGTGAAAGTGATTGGATTCCTCGTGCTGCTGCTTGGATAATTGATGCACTTAGTCAAATGAAATGTCTTCCTATGGCTAAGAAAACTAGAAGACTTCAAATAGTTAATCGTATAGGTATATTTCCTTGTCAGTTAAATGCTACTGATATTAAAGTATTTGATGATTATGGTTGTGAAATAAAACAACTTGAATCTAATAATAGTTGTTGTAATTCAGGATTTGGTTCTAAAACTAATGTAGAACCTAGTCCTGAAATTGCTGTTATAGATGATACCAATAAAACTGGTCGTAATTTTATGAGAGTTGCAACTATTAGAAGAGCCGATGATAGTCGAAACTTTGTAATAACTAATAATGGTCATATTGAACTTAACTTTGATACTGATTGGATAAATGTTCAAAGTTTTGAACCTATGACATATTATGATGATTATTATGATTGTGAAGTTCCAATGGTTTATGATAATGGTATTTTATTAGAAGCTATAAGTTTTTATATTCTATATAAATATCTTAGTCGTGGTAGTCATCATCCAGTTTATGATTTAAAAAGTAGTAGTCCTGTTACTAATCCTTATATTCAATGGAAAGAATTAAAGAGTAAAGCTATTGCTTCTGTTCGTAATGATTTATATAATGCTGACGGTTGGAGAAACTTCTTCTACAACTCAACATTTGACCCAAGAAGATAATAATTATGAATATAGTAAAAGAACTCAATTTAAATAAAACTCCAAATGTTGTTCCTAATGGAAGTTTGGTGTTTGCTAAGAACATTAAAGTTAGTCCTGATAATTCATATATTACAAATGAAGAAGGATTAACTTATGCTTTTAGTACTCCAGTTGAAGGTAAGATAGTAGGTATAATTCCTTGTATGAAAGAAATTGTAATACTTAGTTACCTTGAAGCTGATACAGGTGAACATAGTTCTCATATTTATCGTTGTGTAGAAAATGAAGTTACTGGTCTTCTAGACTTAAATGAAGTAGGTAATGCTTGGACTTATAGTGGTGGTAAAATTGTAGGCACTTATACTTATAATGTAAATGGTGAACTTATTATAGCTATTGGAGAATACGATATTGTTAAAGTTGAAGAAGTTGCTGGTAGAGATGACGATGTTATTAATCCTGGTGATGAAGATGATAATGACAATAATGTAAACGCTCAAAAAATAACTAAAGAATATATTCCTTTAAAGACAATAAATCTAGATAGAGCTAATGCTAGTGATAATCCTGAAGTATATTCAGTTTGTGCTAACATTCCAATAGCTAACGTAAATCTTGAAGAAAGAATTCCTGGTAATAGTATGCCTAATGGTATATATCAATTCTTTATTCGTTATGAAATAGATAAAGATTATTATACTAATTGGATGCCTTTAGGTGGTTCTTATCATGCTCTTAATATAGAGAATAAAACTGTAATTAATCACATATATGATGTTACTGGTAATTCTAATTTAGCTTTAACTCGTTGTGTAGCTGCATACAATAATGATAATAAAGATTGTAACTATAATTTTAAGTTTAGTATAAAGTTTGATGATACTTATAATTATAAAGCTTATCAAATAGGTTATATACTCAAACATGAAGAAGCTGCTCTAGCTCGTATTTGGCGTAAGTTTAATACTGATGTTCGTGATTTCATTTTTGATGCTGGTAATTTTGAAGAAACAACAATAGATGAATTAACTGCTAATAGTTTTAATTTATTTAATGTTGCTTCTCTTTGTAATTATGAGAACCGTCTTTATATTGCAAATTATGATGAAAGTGATTATAATGTAGACCTTACGAAATATACTGAAGGCATTAGAGCAAACATGATTTATGAACCTTGTTCTGATTTAGATACAGTTAAGATTAATACTGTAAATTATGAGACTTATACATTTAGTTGGTCAACTGGAGGTATAAGTGCTGCTATTGTTGAAATTAAAAAACCTTCTAAAGATGTTATTGTAAATGTTGATGGTCAACGTACAACTTATCATGTAGTAATTAATGCTAGAGACTATAATGAACTTAAAAAATATGTATGTTGGGTAACAACTGAAAGTGAGAATATTGCTGATTTTGATAATTGTGCTTTTGGTGGTTATGGTGGCAAACATATATTTCCATGTACAAATGTAGCTTTTGGCATTTATGGTGGAGACAATCCAACATTTGATATTATTACTGTTCCGGTTAAAGGTTATTCTGATAGACTATATAGCTATTTAGGTCAAGGTGGTGGAACTAGTCATAAACATACTGGTCTTAAACTTATAAAAGATGCTAAAGGTTTATTTCATGGTTATACTGCTGTATCTTCATATCGTCCTAATAGATTTAGAATGAGTAAAGGTACAAATACTAGAACTTATTCAAATACTATTATGGTAGATAATGCTGTTAGAACTTTAATGCCTAATAGTGTATATAATTTCTTTATTCATTATGTTCGCAAAGATGGTAGTTATACTAATGGTTATCAACTAAAGAATGATGTTCGTCCTGATGCTATTATTAATTCTGTGTCAATGACAGGTAGTAATAGTGTAGATGTTCAATTAAGTCAATTAACTTCATTAAAAGAAAGAACTAGTAGTAGTTCTTCTGGTAATGATAGAGATTTTACTAGTTTACTTTCTATTAATGCTCTTAAAGATAAGTATGCTTATGAAGTTGTTAGCACTGCTGTTTCACCTAGTGATTCAAATACTTTAAGAGGTACTAGTTTTGGTTATTATAAGAATTATAATGGAGACCTTTTATTTAAAACTGGTTCTACTCATAATTTTAATAATACTAATGATAATGTACTTTATAGAATTAAAGTTGGTTTTACTAATATAAAAATACCTGATGGTTATGTAGGTTTCTTCTTTAGTTATGAAAAGCCAGAAACTACAAATAGTTATCAAGCTTATTGTATTAAGAAAACAAACACTGGTGCATTGTTTAAAGCTAGTGAAGTAGAAACAGGTAAAATTAACTATAACGGTTCTATTTATATTCCTGAATATAAAATAACTGATAATGGTTTTGAACTTCCTACTACAAATCCTGCTTATATAAATAATGCTGGTATTGTAGCTAGTAATGCTGTAGATGATGACGATTTAACTAATACTATAAATACTGCTGGTTCTGATGGTGGTATAGTTCTTTCTCTTAAAAACGGTAATGGTAAAGTTACTCCTGAAATAGGAGAAGTAGGAAATGTTATGATATTCAATCGTAATATATATTGTAAGAAAGATAAACAACTTATTAGTTTTGGTCCTATATGTTTTAAACATTCAGACATTGAAACTTATAGTTATGCTGATGTTGAAGATAATAGTAAGTTTCCTAATAATTTTGTTAATAATTATGATTTCAATTATCCTGCTTTTTATGTTAATGATAAAACTTTAGTATATGATCGTAAGGTATATATATCTGATACTGGTAAAGTATATGATATATCTGAAAGAAATGCTATTGCTAAAGATTGGACATCATTTACTACAGCTTATGCTAGAATTGTAAATTATAGTAAGTTTAGTAGAGTTAATACAAATGCTATTTCAATAAAGAAAGAACCTGAGTATTTAGTAGGTGTTTTAGGTAGTGAAGAAGGTGGTACTGCTAGTCATCAACGTAGTGCAAATATTATTGTCAAACCATTAAATGCTACAGACCTTATAGAATTAAAAGACACGTATATAGAAAGTAATTATAAACTTTATACTAATTATAAAGATAATCTTAATTATGATTCTTATAAACGTGCTACTATTCGTCGTAGTGATGTAATTGGTGATGAAAGTCTTGCTAACTCATGGAGACACTTTAGAGCAAACAACTATAAAGTGCTTTCCAAGAACAAAGGCAACATTACAAATATCGTTGGCGTAGGTACTGCATTTTTCGTCCACACGGAGCATTCTTTATTTTACCTTAATAGAGATAACCTCCTCAAGACATCGGGTGATACAGCGCAATTAAAAATGCCAGATTTATTTGAAGTAGAACCTATTGAACTATTTACTAGTAATCATGGTTATGGTGGACTTCAACATCCTCAAGCTTGGACTGTTAATAGTAATGGTTATTGGTTTGTAGATGCAGACAATAAACGAATATATAACTTTGATAATAATCATCTTACTGATTTAACTAGTGATATTCTTAATTGGATGAACAATGTTCAAATAGCCGATGCTCACATGGTTACAGATTTTGCTAATGCTCGTGTAATTATGTGTCTTGCTTATTATAGTGAAGATGTTGGAGATAGAGAACATAATCAACCTGCTTATATTACTTTATCATTTAATATGATTAGTAAGAAGTTTGTTAGTCTTCATGATTATAAATTTAACTTAGGTGTAAATACTAAAAATCATTGTTATTTTTATTATGCTGTAACAACTAGTTCTTTCCTTTATTGTTTCCATAAAAATACTCCTTTAGGATTCTATGGTAAAACTGGAGATTATGTTGGACTTGATGACCATGCTTATGGTTTCCCAGCTATGAGTACAAATCTTACTATACAAAATGAAGATGGTACTGAAGAAACTAGAACTGTTCATCCTGCTATATTTGATGTTATCGTAAATGAGAATTATAATATTCCTAAATGTATTAATTCTATTAATTATATACTTAATAAAGAGTATGCTTACTTTAGTAATCAAGTTACTAGAATGGCTGAACCACTTATGGGTAATGGAACTTATGGAGATATAGAACATTATAGTGGTGATAAACTTCGTATTTATACTGATAGTAATGATACAGGTGACTTAGATATTTCAGGACATAAAACTATTAATGACGATACTGTAACTAGAGATAAAACTCCAGATTACAAAGTTCCTTATTATGATAAAGGTATTTGGAACTTTAATTATATACGGAATTATATTAGTAGTAAACTTAATAAAGAAGAGATATGTAAACGTTATAATTTGGATATTAATAATCTTACTCCTACACAAGAATTTAAAATTCAAACTATGCTTAATAATCCAAGTGATGAACGTAATCTAGTTTATGGTCGTTATTTCGTTGTTAGATTTATATTTAGAAATATAGATAATATTCCTTTTAGATTTGAGGATTTAAATATTAATTATTCAAAATATTAAATTATGACTTGTAAAATTAAAAGAAGAAGTCTTCGTTGTGGTGGTAGACCTAAAGCTGACTTCGGTAGTCTTTTTACTTCTGTTATATCTCCTGCTCTTAATGCGGCAGGTTCTATAGCAGATGAGTCTATAGATAATAATAAGACTACTACTAATGGTGTTGTTAATAACAATATTACTATTCCTAGTGACCCAACTAAAACTCCTACTATGCGATTAGGTGGTAGAAAGAAATGTTGGATTGGTACAGCTATTGGTGCTGCTACTAGTATAGCAGGTTCTTTATTTGGTAATGGTGCTAAAAAAAGAGAAATGCGTAGACAACAGAGTATTCAAGATTGGCAGACTGCTACTCAAGAAGCTGCTAATATGACTACTGCTCTTAATAATAGTCGAGATTATCAAGAAGATTATCTTAGACAATTTAGAACTGCTGCTAGACTTGGTAAAACATTAGGAGCTAAAGGTATTTATATTACTGATGGTGGAGATGCTACTAAGATAGGAAACAATACATACCTTTTACGGGGCGGCTCTCATGAAGATGTGAATGAGACTGGTCAAACTGGTATTGGTATTAATGTTGGCGGTAACGAAGTTGAAGCTGAAGGTGGTGAAGTTGCTCAGAAGAAGAATGGTGCTCTAAGAATATTTAGTGCTCAACCTATTCTTAGTAATGGTATGAGTCCTGCTCAAGCAGTAATGAGTGGAGCTAGTAAAGATAAAGTATTTAATGCCCAACAAAGATTTAAAAGCAGACATCATCTTAGTGATGATGGAGAAACATATAAAAATGGAGGAGTAAAGGGACCAACATATAATAAACAAACTAGACGTTGGTATAATGCTCAAGGTAAAATGCTTAGAGTAGGACATGGTTATTATAGTCAAAATTCTAATAGATTCGTTCAGTATAATACTGATGGTACTGTAAGTAGATTTTCTCCATTAAATTGGAGAGATAAAGAAATGCAAGGAGAAAAACATACTCAAAGTATGAGAGTAGGAAATAAATCTATAGCTTTAAAACCTGCTTTTACTATAGGTAAGGGAGCTATGTATTCTCCTATCAGAGTTCATAAAGTTCAATTAAAAAATAATAAAAATAGAGGTTATACTATAGATTCAGAAGATATAACCAATGATGCGATTAACGTTGTTGGAGGAGGAGAGAAATTATTTGGTAAAAAATTTAAAGTTCAATCCTTAAATACTAAGTTTGCTATACCTTATGGAAAAGGAATTACTATTAACGGAAGAGAAGTTTCTAAAAATTTATTAGATAGTATTGCTTATAATGCAGGACTTAATAAATATCCTATAGATAAATTAACTTATGCTTATGGTCTTCCTTCTCAAGAAAGTCATAACGGAAGAATTGCTAGTGGTAATATTGTAAATAAAAATAAATCATATAATACCAAAGAATATAATAATGCTATAGCAAATATGAATGTATTTAAAAATTTTGGTGTTATTCCTGCTAATGTTGTTGTTAGAAATTGGTCTAACAAAAATGATGCAGCTACTGATAAGAAAAATGCTTACAATTTATCTACTAATTTATCTCCTTTATATCAAAGTTTTGATTTGTTTAGAAGAGGACTTTATAATACTGGAGATAAAAATCATACTAATGATGTTAAGACCGCTGGGGATTTAATTATTAACTCACCAGAATTTAAAACTTATTGGGAAACTTCTGGTAAACGACAATATACTAGAGGATATAATGATACAAATAAAGCAAGTTCTTATGATAGAATGATAAATTCTAATAAAGAATATAGTAGATATATAAATCATTATCCTAATAAGAGACTGTTTAAACTTGGTGGTCGTTGTAAACTTAGAAACGGTGGTTTAACTTCTAAAGATAGAGGTTCTTCTAAACATCCTTATCCTTCTGTATCATCTAAAGATTTTGCAGGTGGCGGTAGAAGTTATCCTATTCCAACTAAAGCTGATGCTGTTGATGCTTTAAGACTTGCTGGTCTTCACGGAAGAAGTGATGTTAGAAGTAAAGTTTATAGTAAATATCCTAGTCTTAGAAAGAAGAGTTTGTTAGGTTGTTGTAGACGCCCCGTAAAAGGAATGAGACCTAAAGCTGCTAAAGGTATTTATGTTCCTTATAATAAACGTTATACTTCTATATATGATGCTCCAGATTATGATTCTGACTATAATGGTGGTAATGTTTTAGGCAATGGTGAAGTAACAGTTACAGCTAAGAGAATTAAGTCTACTTTTATGAAACCAAATAATGACGCAATGAATATTATTAATCATCCTGCTAATGAAACTCCTTATGTCCCACAAAGACATAATCGTAGTCGTACTATATTTAGTGGTGGAGATTATTTAGGATTAGGTATTGATACTCTTGCTGCATTAAGTACAGGTCTTGTAAATTATAATACTGCTGGTAAGTATACTCTTCCTGATAGAGCTCCTATCATTCAATCTAGTAAATTACCTACAACTTATAATGTTAATCCTGAAATAGAAGAAGTTAAACGTTATAGAGATAGACTTACTGGACAAACTTTCAATAATACTTCAAGTTCTGTAGCTGCTCTTAATAGAAGTGGTGTTATTAATCTTGATGCTCTTTCTAATCTTAGTAAACTTTGGGCTACTAAAGAGAATGAGGAGAATAAGATGCTTACAGAAGATGCTAAGAATCAACAAACTGTTGCAGCACAAAATGTACAGAATGAACTTGCTCGTCAAAGTGAGATTGCTAGAATTAAGAATGAAGCTACTCAAGCTAAGGGTGATGCTCTTAATGTTGGTCTTAGTGGATTGTCTCAAGCTTGGACTAATTTCTGGACTGCTGGTAGAACTGCTTATGAAGACGACCAAGCTAGACGTGCAATGATTGCTTCTAGTAAAGATGCTACTCCTACTAGACTTATGGAAATGGATTTTGATTTATCTCCTGATGTTATAGCTAGTCTTTATAGAAGTGCTACAGAAGATAGAACTAAACGTTTCTATTTGTCTAGATTGTCTCCTAAACAAAGACTAAAATACGGTATAAATTAATATTATATAAATACTTCTGATAGTACTATTACTATCAGAAGTTTTACTATTTTTGTAATCAGTAATTAAATAATAATATTATGGCTTATAAAAACAATCAAAGTGGTATTACTATAGGTGGATATGTTCCTCAACGTGTACCAGTTCGTTCAAATCTTGAAGTTCTTAGTCAAGCATTAAATAAAATTGATGAGCGTTCTGATAAAGCAATTCAACAAAAATCTGCTATTACAAATGCTATTGGTCAATTAAAACTTAATGCTGCTGAGGATAAATGGAAATACGATTATGCTAAACGTATTGAACAAAAGATTAATGATGCTGCTCAATATGGTGATTATAGTAGAGCATTAGATGTTGCTACTGAACTTGCAGGAAGTGCTACTTCTTCTCCTGAAGTTATTGGTCGTATTAGAGCTAATGAAGCTTATGAAAAGAAGAAAGGTGAAGTTGAATCTCTTGCTAATAGTGGAGTTATTAGTGGTCTTACTAAAGAACGTTGGCTTGCTCAAAATAAATATGCTTATGAAGATATTCGTGATGAAAACGGTAATATAGTTGGAGGTACAGATTGGAAAGCTGGATGGGACCCAGTTAAGAAAGTTGATATGGCTAGACTTGTTACACTTGCTGGTCAACTTGCTGCTCCTGTAAAACGTGCTACTAGCAATAGTTCTCAACATAGTGTATCTGATGAACAAGGTGTAGGTAATGATGGTACTAGTACTCCTGAAGGTCTTCGTTCCGTAAAAACTGGTTATAGTACTTCTAGTGGTTCTAGTTATCAAAGAGAAACTTTAACTAAACAAAAGATTGATGAAGTTTATAATAAACTCTTTGCTCTTGATGGAGATAATATGAATGCTCTTATTCAGCAATACGATGATATTAAATGGAAAGTCAATCAACTTAAAGATGAACTTAGTACTACTACTGACCCTGAAAAACGCAAATCTCTTCAAGATAGTATTGATGCTTTTGGTAATGACATTTATGATTCTAATGGTCAACCTCTTAAAGTTAAAGAATATATGCTTAGTAAGATAGGTGTTATTACTAAAGATATGGCTTATGATAATACTAGTGTTAGTCATACTTCAGGCAGTTCTGAAAGTAGAGGTTTAACTTATGGTACTAAATATGCTCTAGGTTCCGGTACAAATACTAGTAAAATTACTGCTCCACTTCCTAAATTAGGTGGAACTTATTATAGTAATCCTGGTGAAATAGTAAGTAGTATTGAAAATGGTAATTCTTGGTTCCAAGACCAACTTTCTCAAGGTGGTGTATTAAATTAAATTAGTAAAATTATGCTTAGTAAAAAAATATATAATCAACTTATAAGTGATGGAGATTATGTTGGTGCTGCTAATTACTTATCTCGTGCTCACTTTAGTGACCCAGTTAAACAGTCTCTTGTAAATCAAGCTATAAAGAAACTTAGAACTGATGGTCGTAGAATACAAGGTATGATGAGTAGAGCTGATGAAAATCAGCGTAAAGCTTTTAGTTTTCTTAATGCTGTAAATAGTAATGGTATTCTTCCTGGTCTTAATAATGGTACAGACGCTGATGGTAATAGACGTGCTTCAGATAATATATTTAGTAAAGATTATGCTGAAGCTAAACGTAGATTAGGTAGTCGAGGCAGTAAAGAAGCAGAAAGTTTATCTATTAAATTTGGTGGACAAACTGAGAAAAGAAAACTATTAGGTTTAGATTGGCTTGCTAAAGACTACGAGTATAAAACTGATGCTTTTGAAGATATGCTTAGAAGAAGTAGACTTAGTAAAGATTCATTAATTAAATCAGGAGCTAAAGTTAAAATAAAAGACGGTCAATATATTCTTGATATTAGTAAACGTAATCCTTTATTTAATAAAGTATATAATGCTTTACTTAGTACTAAAGGATATGATAATAATTATAGATTTCAAGTAGCTGGTATAGATGCTAAAGGAAAGCTTATAGGCGTTAGTGATGCAGATAAAAATTGGATTAATAGAAGAAGTAGAACAGATATAACAGATACTGATGGTTATTATATTAATCCTACAGGTAATAATAATTTTGAAATGCCTAATAATATTATATCTATTGCTAACAAAGCTATTCGCCCCGTAAAAGACAATGATATTAATGGTTCTAAATTATCTACTGTTAGTTCTATGATTCTTCCTTTTAATAGTGCTCGTAGAAAACAAATCAGTGATGCTCTTAATAGCGGTGGACTTAATACAGAATTAGCTAATGCTCTAGTAAAAGAGAATAGTAATGCTATTATTAATGGTCTTATGAATGCTGATTTTACTCAGTATGAAATGTATGTTACTGATGAAGAAAATCCTGATGACCATACTACAGTTCGTCATATAGTAGATAACAGTAATGAAAAAGCTAATATTCAAGATTTAGTACGTGCTGCTATTGCTAGTGGAAAATTTGACCCAGAAACCCAAGTTTCTCTTGGTATGCAAGGTAATCAAACTGGTTATGTTATAACTATTCCAACTAAAATAGATAATGATACTGAAACAGGTAATAGAGTTGAAGATATTAAACAAAATAGTCGTCAAATATTTATTCCTGATTTTATGAATGGGGAAGCTGAGAAATTATTCTCTCAAAATTCTCAGACTAGAGCTATGAAAGAACTTGCTAGTATGGAAATGTATAATTATCCTGTTGATATTCCTCAAGATGGTAGACTTAACGTTTATAATGACCCTTCTACTGGAAAGGCAGTTTATCAAATGGAATATGATAGTGGTAGAGTACAACCTTTAACTAGAGATGATGCACTTCGTAAAGTTAATAAAATGCTCATAGTTGAAGATGGTATTGATTTAGCTAATAAACAATTTTATGATGAAGATGGTAATCTTCGTAAAGGTCTTAAAAATAAAGATGGTTCTTTAAATACTCAATTTCAACAAGATTTAAATAGACAAGTAGATGCTTATGTTACTAGTGCTATGAAAGAGCTTTATCCAAATGCTTGGGATAGTTTTGCTCCTATTGCTAATAATGTTGTAAATGGAGATTTTTCATCTGAAGATTATAAGACTAAATTAGCTAAAGCTATGGATAGTTTTGTAGATACAGATAATATTAATCTTATTAATAATCAAAGAGCTATTTATTCTAATTATATTCTTAGTAATATAGGAATGTATGATAATGATGCTTATAACATTGATTAATTATGAATACAGAAAACGTTTTTAATAATAGTGGTGTTATAGTTAGTAATCCTAATTATAATCCTAAAACAAAGAAGGGTCGTGCTCAACAACCCTTCTTTCATACTTTAGATGTAAGCCAAGATATTACATCCGGTGCAGCTAATGAATTTGCAAAGAATGCAGACAATGCTTGGGTAATGGGTGATACTCATAGTTATCAACGTTATGGTGTTACTCCTAATATTATTACTAATCTTGATAAAGAGCGTGCTGAAAATCAGTCTAATTGGATTAAAGCTGGTAATGCTTTAGGTCAAACTCTTGTTAGTCAAGCTATTCTTGGTACAATAAAAGCTGTACCTGATTTGTTTGATGCTATTGCAAATGGCTTCTTTACTAGTGATGGTGATTATCAAAATCCTATTAGTAACAAAATTAAAGAATGGCAAGATTACTTTGACCAAGAGGTTGCTCCAATATATAGTGACCCTACTCGTAATGATATTTATAGTGGTGGTCTTACAAATTTTGGTTGGTGGACTAGTAATTTTCCTAGTGTAATGTCTAGTTTAACTTTACTTCTTCCTGCTACTGGTATTATGAAAGGTGCTGGTGCTATAGGTAAAGCTCTTAAACTTGGTGCACGTAGTCGTAGTGGTCTTAAAAGTTTATTTGGTATTAACAAAACTCTTGATAATATTGAACGTGGAGTAGAAGGTGCTCAACTTAGTGGTTTTCAATCTGCTGCTGCTAAAATTATAAATAGTACTAGAGAAGGCGGAAAACTTAACACTTTTGCTAATGTTGGAGGTAATGCTGTACTTCAACGTATGATGGAAAATTATCAAGAAGCACAAGGAGTTTATCAAGATGTTTATAAAGATGCTACTGATAAACTTAACAATATGAATAATCAAGATTATCAAGCTTTTGTAAATAAGAATCAAGAACTTCTTCAAGATGTTGATACTTCTGATAGAAATGCTGTTGCTAGAAAGATTTCTAAAGCTTCTGCTGATGAAGACTTTAAATATAACTTTGGAAATCTTGCTTTTGATATTATTCAAATGTATGGACTTAGAGGTTTTTGGAAAGGTCTTAAAGATAGAGGTGGAGCTTATAGTCTTAATCAAACTCTTCGCAATAATAAACTTGCTATAGGTAAAACTGAAGAAGAAATTAAAGCTGCTACTGATAAAGTTTCTGCTTGGGTTAAAGCTCGTAATAAAGTTTGGGATAGACTTAAAAATGAAAAGCTTATTATAACTGGAGAACTTAGTGAAGGTCTTGAAGAAGGCGTAAACTATATTGCTCAAATGGAAGGTACTAATCTTGGTAAAGTACTTCTCGATGAAGCTGATGCTGACAAATCTCCTTGGGATGATAGAATGAAAAAGTATCTTCATAGTGGAGGTCTTGCTGATTCTGCTTTTTGGGGAGTAATGGGTGGTGTTGTATTTCATCATTTAGGTTCTACTTTTGGTAAAATTCAAGCTACCATAGATGAAAAGAATAAGACTAAAAAAGATGATAAAACTGGTGAAAGTACTCCTAGTTCTTTTGGTCTTAGTGAAACTGGAGAAATTAAAGCTCGTAGAGATAATATGCAATCTTGGTTGAATACCTTTAATACATTCTTTGATAGAGCTGCTAAGATTAAAGAAGGTGTTAATCCTTTTGCTGATATTAATGAGAAAGCTGATATTAAAGGTAATACTACTGCTCAAGAGATTGCTAAGTCTAGAGCACAAGATGAACTTATTACTGATTTGACTTTGAATGCAGCTCATCACGGTAATGCTGGTTATCTTCGTGAATTTATGAAATCTAATGAAGTACGTGATGCTCTAGTAAATAAAGGTATTACTACTAAAGAAGATGCTACTCAAACTCAACAAGAGATACTTAATAAAATGGATGAAGTTACTCAACAATATAATAATGAACTTAGTAGAGTTATAAATATTGCTGATAACTATGCTGCTCATCGTAAAGATGACCAAGTTATTCCTATTGAATATCTTCAAATGATTGCTACAAACAATGTCAAGTATGGTCAAGATATTGCTCGTCAAGAAGATAAACTTAATTTAACTCAATCTAATATTAATGTTGCTCTTCAAGTTAAAGAAATAGCTGATAAACTTGGTGATAATTCTATTGATGATTTACAAAGAGTTGCAGCTCAAACTATTCTTGCTAATAATCTTGCTGAACTTTATGCTCAACGTAGAGAAGTTGAAGAATCTGCTAAGACTGATATTAGTCAAGCTGTTGCTCTTGATAATATTAATAAAAATATAGCTGCGGTTCAAGCACAACTTACTCCTGATTATCTTCGTGAAGCTATTCGTACGGGAATTACAGCTTTTCATGACGAAAAAGGTGTTCTTAAATTTAAGCCTAACGAAGGCGCTAGTAAAGAACTTAAAGATATTATGTCTTTAGACCTTAGTGATGCTGAAGGTAATGAAGATGCTACTAAGCGTGCTGATTACTTTAAAAGACTTGATGAATATGCTACTAAGCATAATATTGTTGGTGAACTTAGTAAATATTCTGATGAACTAAGTATTGCTGAGCAAAATAAAGTTTTTGAAGATAATCGTAGAAAAGCTAATCAAGTTCTTACTGCTGCTGATGAATTTGGTATTCCTGGTGTTGTTGGTAAAAACTTTACCGATTTACTTGTTGATAAAGCTATTGCTGAAGTTAATAGAGATTATCTTAGAAGTAAGCAAGTTAAGAATAGAGAAGATATTGCTAGTGAACTTAGTTTCTTAAATCAAACTCTTGATGATGCTAGAGTTAAAGTTGTAAATCAAAGTTTCGATACTGTTAAGGATATAGCTAAACGTAATAAAGATAATCGTGATGCTATTATTAATGCAGTTGGTGCTTATTATAATCAAGACTTTGAAAATTATGATAATTTTGTATCTATTCTTAACGATAAAGATAAAGCAAATTTAAAAGAATCTTTAGATGCTCTTCATCTTAGTGGTAATCTTAATTACCGTTTTGGTGAGCAAATACAAGAAATGCTTGGTAAAGATGATTTGTTTGAAGATACTAAACCTGCTGTTACTCAAGCTCAAGAAGAAGAAGCTGAACAACTTAATTCTGCAACTCCTACTCCCACTGAAGCAGCACCAACAGTAGAACCCCTAAATCCTTCGCTCTCAGCCCCTCAAATTGGGCAGACGAATAATTCATCAGGTTCATTACTTGAAAGCATTACAGCGCAAGGAAATACGCAATTATCGAATGTTGGTACACAACAGTCTGCGGTGAAACCAAGTAAAATCGGAAAATTAAACTTTACAAATAATAAGTTTGTAGCTAGTACTAGTAATGAGACTGCTTCTGATGATTATCAACTTATTCCAACTCAGAATAACGATGAGTATGAAGTTCATCCTACAAGTAATGATAGCATTGCAAATCTTACAACTAATGAAGATTTATTTGCTAATGCTAATATTGCTACTCAAGATAATGTAGGTATAACTTCTTATCCTATTGTTAGACTTACTGGTAATGATTTTGAGGTTGTTAGTCAAGGTAAACTAGGAATTGAAGATGTAAAAGAAGAAGAAACTTTACCACAAACATCTTCTATAGGGGGGCTAGAACAAACTGAACCAGTAGAATCTCCAGTAGCAGCTGAACCTACTCCTAAAATAGAAGAGATTACTCCTGAAGTAGAAGAACCTAAGGTTCCTGATTTTATGAGTAATGCTTCTGATACTAAAGTTATTAGAGATGTTATTACTGAATTAAAAACTACTCCTGATTTAGATTTAGATGCTAAAGCTAAAAGTATTCTTGATGAGTATGTAGCTAAAGGATATAGTGAAACTGAAACTAAAAAACAAATAGATAGTGCTTTTAGACGTATTCGTAAGAGACAAGAAAAACTTATGAATAAAGAAAGTACTGTTGCTTCTGTTTATTTTAGTAGTTTTGACCAAGAAGAACGTAATGCCAGGTCTAAAAATGGTAAAGCTGTAGTATTTGATGATTCTTATAAAAAAGCTGTTAGTGACCTTCTTGATGTATATGCTAAAGATACTGAACTTCCACAAATCAATGGTAAGTATTATGGTAATCTTATGAACCTTATGGATTATATTAAGTCTGCTTATGATGATTATTCTATGGCTGACTTTATGTTTAATAGTTTGTCTGCTTATCTTAATACTCCTGAAGGTCAAGCTAAGTTTAATATTACTGATGCCAACGATGTTAGTAATCCTGTTGCTTTCTTAAATAACTTTCATAAGTCTCAAGCTGAAAGAGATGCTGCTCTTCCTAATGGAACTGTTCATCAAGTTAATATGAATCTTTCAGATTTTGGTTCAAATGAAGATATGAAAGAAAGTTATGCTGAACAAATCAAACTTAAAAATGGTGATAAACTTACTATTGAAAGAGTTACTACAAGTAAAGGCACTAGTCGTTTAGGTATTAAATCTAATGGTAAACTTGTTGGTAGTATATCAGTTCCTTCTATTGGAGAGAGAGGAGAATATGTTCAAAAGAATGATGGACTTATTTATCATATAGATAAAGCTGATGGTTCTAAAGATGGGGCACTTAAACAAGTTCTTAAAGATATAGCTAGAATTAAAACTCCTGAGCACGAAAAACTTAATGAAATTATTCATAAAGCTGCTTTTGATAAGTTTAGTGCTGAACAATTGGTTAATGAATTTAAGAGTAATCGTATTGTTCAAGATATGGTTAAGAATAATATGATTAGTTTTGATAAAACTGGTTTTGACTATGAAGTCGCTCTAAATGGTCTTGCTAAACTTTGGAGATATAACTATAAAGTTCTTACCGAAGGAAATGTTAATAAGTTTACTGGTGCAGTAGTTGCTAATTCTATTGATAAATGGTTTGATACTCTTCGTGAAAGTTATAATGAAACTAGTAAATTAGATAACAATCCAAACATTAATATTGTAGCTAGCGATGTATTTGAAGGTGAGCTTATTCGTAGTAACGATGGTACTTTTAAAAGTGATGCTGAAACTTCTCAACCTATTCAATTAGCTATTGCTAAAGATACTAAGTTTGAAATTGCTGCAAAATCTACTAGTGGTGAATTTATTAATGGTATTGGAAGTAATAAGTTTCTTGTTAATGTTGGTCGAACTTATATCACTGTTCCTCGTAGTAATGGTACTGTAGATATTGTAAATGCTTATCCTGTGAGTTGGAGAGGTGCTACATACTATACAAAAGATGGTAAACAACAACACGTTGAGACAGGTAAAGACTTTAAACAACTTCAGAATGCTATAATTGCTCAAATTAAAGATAGACTTGCTTCTCTTAATGATGGTGATTTTACTGAAAATAGAGATAACTTTATTGATTTTATTGATAATCTTCTTAATATCAATAAAAATCCTATTTTCCTTAGTAAAAAACTATCTGTATTTAGAAATGCAAATATTCTTGGAATTAACTTTGGTAATAAGAATAATCAACTTCTTTTCTATAGAGATAAGAATGGCGATGGTGTAGGTCAAATAATCAATAAAGTTGATGGTAAACCTAATTATATTTCTTACAATAGTGATTTATCTGCTGTAAGCGATAGACTTATTGAAGGAATAAAAAGTCTCAATTTCAACATTAACTTTGCTGTTTTAAAGTCTGATAATAATCATAATATTCCTCTTCAAGGTATTACTAGTAGAACTATTGATGGTAAGTTTCAAATTACTATTCCTGAATATAAAGGAAAAAATGGTGTAAATCTTACTTATGATAGTTTTAAAGATTTTATCCAACAAAACAATCTTCTTAGAGTTAATATGGCTCAAGAAAATGGTAGTAATATTAGAAGGACTGCTATTAATAAACAAGGAGCTAATGCTAGATTTAGTTTTCAAGTAACAAATAAACAAGAAAGCCGCCCCGTAGAAGATGCTAGTGATAGTTATATTTCTAAAGCTGATGAAATTAAATCCATTGTAACATCTGATTCTACAGATAAAGGTTTTGAAGTTGCTAGTGCTCTTTTATTAGATGATACATCTAAAGAGAAACTAAATAGTATTAAAAGTGATAGTCCTTTACGTAAACTTTTAGCTAAAGATATTATCTTTGATGAAGAATTTATGAGTAAACATCACGCGCAAGCTAATGCTGTTTGGAGTAAAACTAAAGGCGGTAAAGTTGTTATTGGTCAAACGTTCTTAGATATGATTAATAGTAAGAAACCTGGTGAAAAAGGTAGAGCTATTAGAACTTTGATGCATGAAAATCTTCATGGTTATATTGAAGAAATGGCTGATGATAAATTTCATCCTAATGCGGTTGTTAATCTTAGAAATAGAATGCAAGATATTTATGATGATTTTGCTACTGCTATTAATCAAGATATTACTGATTTAAAAGCAGGAAATATTGATGAGATTAAACAACGTAGACATATTCAAGATAAAGCTACTCTTGAAAAGATTAGTAATTGGCTGAATAACGTTAATACTTTTACTGCTGAAAGTTATGCTACTCGTGAGAATCCTCAAGATGCTCTAGAAGAGTTTATTGTTGAATCTCTTACAAATGTCGATTTAATGAATTATCTTAATCAAGTTGATGCTGATGGTGGAGTAATTAAAGGTAATACTATTTGGCAAAAGATACTCAAGTTTATTGGTGATTTGTTTGGTATTAATATTCGTCCTAATAGTCTTCGTGCTAAAGAAATGGAAGCTCTTGGTGAAATATTTAAGAATAATCAAGAATCTGAAGTTAAAGCTGAAGAAAAAGAAGAAGTTACTCAACCAACAACATCTTCTACGGGGCGTATAGAAGAAGTTGAAACAGAAACAGTTGCTGATAATACTAATAGTATTATAGATAGTGATGATGTTGGAAGCGCTAATGAAACATTTGATATTAAGGATGAAGATGTTGATGCTAACGATGAATATGATGCTGATGAAAGTACTAGTGAAGAAGTAGCTTTCAATTCATTCAATTCGGCAATCGAGTCTCTCCCAATGTCAGAACGTGCCAAATTTGCCTCTCTCGTTAGCTCTGCTGCAATTTCGATGTCTTGCAAATAGATTATTCATAGAATATATTTCAAGGTTCTAGAGGAGAATTTAAAATCCTCTAGAACTTTACTTTTTAAATAACTAATTTAATTAATAAAGTTATGGCTTGTAATTTTAAAACAACAAGTGCTGGCACAAGCATTAAACGTAAGGTTGGAGCAAATAATGCTCGTTTTGTAGCGTTAGTTAGTCTTATTAGTAATCCTGAAACTGGAGGTTTTACTGATGAGTTTGTTAAGTATTATCAGAAAGTAAATCATACTGATAATATTCCTAGTGTTGATAATTCTGAAAGAGGAGTTATTGCTAAAACTGCTATCCGTTATTATAATAGTATTCACTTTGATGTTAATGCTCAAAGTACAGGTACTTATTATGCTAAGGATGTAGATGCTTTTGGTTATAGTGATAGTCATGCAAAAGTATATGCTATTACTAGAGCAATTCCTAATATTATGCGTAGTATGTACGTTAGTGATATTAAAAGTGGAGAAATTGTTGATAAGGATATAATTCTTGGTGATTTAATTAAACGTACAAAAGTTAGAATAACTAAGGATGTTGCTGCTAATTATCTTAAAACTATTGGTAAACCTGCAACTAATGCTGAAGTTAATAAAATAGCTGATGCTCTTCTTAATAATAATGAAACTTATTATAAGAAAGATGAACTTATACTTGCTATAACTAAAGCTTTTGATAAGAATGGTGATGTTCAAGTTCAAAATACTTTTGCTATTTATAAAGATATATTTAAAGATACTACTGGTAAAGATTTCTTTAATAGAGTTATTATTGCTGACCCTATTATTGGTAATTTAAAATATAGTGATGAAACTGAATCTAGTCTTGCTGAAGCTTATACTGAAGATTTTGATTCAGTAGATGATTCTTCTTATAACAATAATGAAGATGAAGATGTACTTACTGTAGGTGATAGACAAGATAATACTTGGAATGACCATAGTGGTCTTGGTTCTAGTTATATGAAAGGTTTTGACCTTGATATTCGTCTTAATCTTTCTATGATACCTAAACTTACTAGTAATACTGTTGGTACTAAGACTTTAAAGTCTGGTAAAGTAAAAGACGTTTATGATTATGATAAAAACAATCCTACTGGTAATGTAGATTATATTGATGTAAAAGATATTATTAGCACTCTTAGTGCTAAGAAAGATGTTTCTAATCTTAATACTTTTATTGATAGTGTAAAAGAAGCTAGTAATATTCCTGGTATGGAAGGTCTTATTAAACTTCATAAAGACCTTATTTCTGATTTAGATTATGCTGCTCGTCTTTATACTCAATTCAAAACTGTAATTAACAAATATGAAACTCGTATTGCAGACGAGAATACAGCTATGAATAAGAGTAATAAGAATAGTAATGCTCAGCAAGTTCATGCTCTTAGTTTCCTTAATGATGCTAAGTTTACTCACATAAATACTGATTCTGATGTTACTAACAAACTTGCTAATGACGTAGATGAAACTATTGTGGAATATACTCAAGCTCTTGCTGCTGGTGATGAGTTTGCTTTAGACCAAGCTAAACTTTATAATACTATTGTTGATAGAATTGCTTCTCGTATTAAAGATTATTATCCTAGTGCAGATAAAGCTTCTATTGATAATTATGTTCGTCTTGCTAATAATGGTGAAGTTGCTACAAATATGCGTTATCTTACTGATAGTCTCAGAAAGATAGCTAAAGCTTCTGATGCTACTACTTCTCAGTATACCGAAAATCGTGATGCTATTAGTGGTATTAACAAAGAAATTAGGAAACTTCAAACTAAGATTGACGCTCTAAACGAAGCTGGAGAACATAAAGGTATAGATAAAATTAATGAAGAAATAGATAAACTTGTTAGTCAAAGAGATAATATTCGATTTAGTGATTATCGTTCTCAAGATAGTATTACTCAGAGTATCGCTTTAGCTGATAAACTTTATCCTTATTCTTCTGTTAAAGTTGAACTTAATTCTCGTAATGGTTTGGGTAATCTTCAATCTGATATTATCAATAGTTCTATGATTACTTATCTTCTTAAAGTACTCAATAGTCCTAAGACTACTACTGATGAATTAGGTAATACTGCTCCTGAGTCTCTTGTTAACTTTGCTAAGTTTAAGTTTAAGAATAATCAATATAATCTTAGCAATATTCTTATTGAGACTAGAGAAAATGGTAAGATTGTAAATTATGGTCTTTTTTATTATGATGCTGACAAACAGAAATATGGTGTTACTAATTATGCTTCTGGTTTACTTAATGTTGCATTATTTAATGGAGCTGTAAAAACTGATGAAGGCACAGGTATTACTTATGCTCAAATGAGTAAAGGTGATTATGTTTATACCGCTTTTGCTAATTATTTTAATAGCGATAAAAATATTGATACAGATAGAGTAACTAATAGCATTCCTCTTGCTAATTACTTTATGAGAACTCCTTCTGATGCTCCTAAAACATTTATAGTTCGTGCTCCACGTTATCATATAACTAAGAGTAATCCAATTAGAACTGTAACAAATGCTGCTGATGTAGATAATTATATCAAAAATTATGTCGCAGAACATATTTCTAATATGTCTGAAAGTGCATTTAATCAAGCTAATCCTAGAGCTAAATTTATTCAACTTGAAGATAATCGTAGTGACCGTGCTCAAATTACTAGAGATTTAACTGATAATAATATTACTCGTTCTGTATATGAAAATGAGATTATTCGTAATAATGGTAAAACTGCAACTATTGGTTATCAATTTGCTGATGAAGAAGGTAATGTAAATAAATATATTATTACTGGTTCTATTCGCCCTGTAAAAGGTATGAATAAGTTTGTTATTGAGAACGGTAAAGCTACTATTCTTGATAATAATGAAATGAGAGATAATCTTCGTCCTATGATATATGACAAGTATCGTAAACAAGCTTATCGTAACGGTAGAATTGGTGATGTTCAAGTTAATTATCAAGTTAATAGAGAACATCCTATTTATAAACAATTTAGAAAGATATTCAATCAAGAGTTAACTAATATGGCTGAAGCTATTAATATGATATTCTTGACTGGTGATGATGGCGTTATTCAGCGTGAAGTTGATGGTAAACCTAAGTTTAATCCTAATAATGTTTTTGGATTAGATAAAGAGTCTGCTCGTAGACTTTATGCTAATTATCAAACTAAGAAAGGTAAATATCTTGATTCTAATTATGGTTTAGTTGGAAATATGTTCCATAGTGATAAGTTCACTATTACTGATTATAAGACAGGTAAAGTTCGTAATTATGGTCAGGAACTTCTTGATGATTATTTTGATAGTCTGTATAATGGTAGTAAAGGTGGTTTTATTCATTTTGGTTATGAGAATGGTAAGATTAAACTTAATCATACTAAAGAACAAGCTGAAGCTATTGATAACAAAATAGCAGAATTTATTAGCGATTATATTGATAGTTCTGCTATACGTATGGACGAATTTAAAAATCTTGATGTAGCTGGACTTATCAATGATGATAATGTTGCTGACTTTGCTCTTAATTATCGTCTTGCTTATAATTATTTTGATGATTTGTTTGAAGGTGATGATAAGTTTTATAAGTCTTCTCAAGACTTCTTGAAACGCGCTAAGGAAGGTCAAGCTAGTGGTACTCCTTATAGTACTTTCAATATTTATCAAGATGAGAATATGATGCTGACAGACTTAAAGAAAATGAGTTATCTTAATAGCCAAGCTATTCAAGATAAACTTAATAGTCTTGGTCTTCATGTTACTCAACGTCCTGGTTTTGTTGGTATTACTATTAAAAATACTGTAAGAACTTCTCATGAAGCTTCTCAAAATGGTCCTGTTGCTCATGAACTTGCTCGTGTTTATATGAAACATGACCCTGAACTTACAGAAACTGAAGCTATTGCTAAAGCAAATAAGCACATGGAAGGTTATCAAAGAACTACTGTAAACGATGCTCAATCTTATATTACTTTTGAAGAATGGATTCGTCGTGTTGCAGGTAGAGGTCAACTTAATAAATATATGCCTCTTATTGAGCGTATTATGGATAGAAGTAAACCTCTTAGAGTAGATGATATTAAGACTTTTGTTCAAGTACAAAAGAACTTCTATTATGATATGACTTATAACGATAAGATTAATACTTATGCTCCTCGTCAAATTAAGAACGCAGAACTTGTTCTTGTGCCTAGATTTATTGAAGGTACTGACCTTGAGAAAGTATATAAACTTATGAAAGATAATGGTATTGACCAACTCAATACAGAAGAGACTTCTAAAGCTGGTAAAGCTGGTGTTCTTACTTTATTTGACGAAAAAACAGGTGAAGTTACTGATGCTCATATTCAAGATTTTAATAATCATGTAGAAGATTATAAAGAGACTTATTCTTATAATTTCCTTTATACTCAGCAAGAAACTCCTCAACATATGAATGCAGAAAATAAAGCTGCTATTCAAATTATGAAGAAAATTGTTGATAATATTCCTGATACTGGAACTATTGGAGAAGTTAAGAAAGAGTTTTTTAGACTTTATGTTGCTAATATTAAAGATAGTTTTAATAGTCTCGTTAAGGAACTTAATATTCCTACAAATGAAGATGGTTCTATTAAACTTGATGTTAATGGAAATATTGAAGGACTTGATATGAAACTCTTCTTTAATAAGCTTCGTAAAGAATGTCTTCGTCAAGGTCTTGATAGTAATATTCTAGAGTTCTTTACTCTTAATGAAGATAGCCCTTATACTGAACTTGGAAGAGCTAATACTGTTATGCCTACATATATGACTAATATGATGAGTAAAGCTCAGAATGTTTGTCAGTCTATGTTTAATAACGCTATTACTCGTCAGAAGTTGCCTGGTTTTCATGCTGCTCAGGTTACTAATGTAGGTTATTCAAAGCATCTTCGTTATCATCCTAATGGTGGACGTTATATAGAAGTTCTTCTTCCTAAAAGCAACTTTGGTTTTGCTAAAAATGAAGATGGTACTTATAAAGCCAGTGATGAAGAACTTCTTGAACAACTTCAAAGAGCTAAACTTGATACCATTATTGGTTATCGTATTCCTACTGAAGGTAAGCAATCTATTTGTGCTATGAAGGTAGTTGGATTTACAGACGATGCTCAAGGTTCAACTATTGTTGTTCCTGATGATTGGGTTGCTCAAACTGGTTCTGACTTCGATATTGATTCTGTATATGGTATTCAATATAATACGTATATAGATAAAGATGGTGATATTCAAAAAGTTGCTTATAAAGAATCATTTGGTAAATTATATGATGATTATGTAAAAGAACAACTTAATGATGAAGCTAAAGCTAAACTAGAAGAAGCTGTTAAAAATGGAGTTAACGAATCTACTGCCTTAGCTAATGCTGCACAAGAAGGTGGACTTCTTAGTCGTGAAGAATTTAGTAAAGCCAATAGTATTGAAGAAAAGAATAGTCGTCAAGCTCGCAACAATCGTATACTTGATGATATGCTTCGTATTCTTCAATCTGATGAAGCTTTTGAAGAGAATACAGGTCAATCTCAATTTGAAGATATTATCAATGCACGTGATAATATTATGAATGATGTTGTTAAGAGTGTTCGTAATGGTCGTAGTTGTTATGATTTTATTGACCAAGCTGAATATCAAGAAGATGTTATGAGTGGTGCTAAACTTAAAGCATTTAGTGTTACTCGTGATACCTTTGTGTCTATTTGCAACAAAGTTCAACCAACTATTGATAAAAATTATGCTATTAGTGCTAGATACAAAGCTACTCCAAAACAAGCTGAGATTTTAGCTAAACGCTTTGGAGAAGACAATGTTGTTTATAAAGATGGTTATATTACAATTAATCATACTATGATTGGTTGGTCACATGATAATCATAATGTAGATGATGCTATTCTTACTGCTTATAGTTCTGAGACTACAGCTCATATTCTTGATGCTGTAAAGAAAGGTGCTGTACCTAATGTAAATGAGTTTACTTTTGCAGTATATAAAACTTTCCCTGATGTAGGTAGTAATTATAAGACTGGTGTTGCGTTTATGATGCACCCTGCTGTAACTCGTATAGTTAATGCTTATAATAAAGGTAAATCTGTTTATAGTGAAGATTCTGCTCAACCTATAGTTGATGCTCTTAAAGAAGTAGCTGAAGAACTCGGTGTTGATACTAGCTCTTTATATTCAGGTAAAATGGTAGTTGAAGCTATTAATGATAAACTTGGTACAGATTATAGTTTCATTAAAAACAACAATATTGTTCTTGATGAAGAACAATTAGCTAATGATGTCAAGAATGCAAACAATGTTTCTCTTGCTCGTGAAGTAGAGATTCTTATGGCTTACAATGATATTAATCGTTTAGCTGATGTAATTCAAAAAATTGTAAGAGTTTGTAATCCTGATAAGTTTGGAGCTAAACAAACTATATTTGCTACTAATGAAGTATTTGAAACTATTAAAGATATAAATAATAGTAAACAAGCTAAAGTACTTAGTAAGGATGGTATTCCTTTCCTTGAAAGTATTTATCCTGGACTTATTAAAGATGGTGTTGTAGATAAAGATAATTATGTAAAAGATACTCATGAATCTGCTTATCCTTCTCTTAATGCTTTCTTAAAGTATGCTTCAGTTACTAGTACTGTAGTTAATAGTATGCTTTTTGAAACTCAAAATTCTGCTTTTGTAACTACTATTAAAGCTCTTAGTAGAATGCTTCCTACTCCTCGTAGACTTACTGAGAAAGAGTATAATGATTATGAGAAGTATGTTATTGGTGCTGCTTATAATAATGCTGATGGAATTAGATTAGGTTATACTATCAACTCTTCTACGGGGCGTCTTGAGGCAACTCAAACAAGTGATTTACAAGAGCGTCTTCGTATTTATGGATTTAGTGGTAGTCCAGTATTTAATTTTGATGTTGAAGATATTACTGAACCAACTCAAGATGAAATTGATGCTTGGTCTAAACTTACTCCTGCTCAAAAAGTTGCTTGGTTACAAAGTAAAGCAGAAGATGCTGGTATATTTGGTAAACTTAAAGTTGATCTTCAAGATAATTATCGTGTTGGTAATAAAGAATGTGCTGCTCAGTCTATTCGTTTCAATGATGATAATGTAGATACTGAAACTGCTTACAATCTTTTTGAAACTGCTACTAAGAGTCAGAATCCTCTTGTTAAACTTGCAGCTATAGACCTTATTAAATATGCGTTTGTAGTTGAAGGTTTCAAGATGCGTCGTAATGGTGTTAATAAGATTATTAAGAATAGTACTCTTCGTGATGATACTTTGTTTGCTAATCAAGATGGAGAACCTACTAGTCTTCTTAGTCAAATTGATGCTAATTTTAAGCATATTACTTATGACGATTATCGTGATGATTATTTAAGAAGTCATTCTGATAATGGTATGGTTTCAAAGAGAACTGTAAAGAAGAAAAGAGTAGGTAAAATCTGGGTTAATGAACTTAGTGCTCCTGATGGAGTTATAACTTTTAATGTTCCTTCTCGTAGAAATGATATTACAGAAGCAGATATTAATGATGAATTTGCTGCTACTAGAACTGTTGCAGAAGAGACGGAAATCCGCCCCGTAGAAGATGTAGTAGATAATAAACCTCAAGTTGCTCAGGATAAGACTGTTGCTCCAGATGATACTAAACTTGCTGTTAAGTATGGTATTTATAATGCTTGGACTGATAGAGTTAATCCTTATGTAAAACTTACTTTTAAGAATCGTGGTGTTAATACTACAAATCTTTATAAGACTGTTCGTCATGGTGATATAATATTTGCTTATCCTGTTAGTATGCTTGAAGAAAACGAACATGGTATTGTTTCTGTTAATCAGGCTAATAATACTCTTTATAGTGAGATGTATTATAGAACTATTATTGATAACAAACTTCAAGGTAATCAACTTACTAAAGAAGAAGCAGATAAACTTCGTAAAGAGTATGCTAACGAAAGAGCTATTTCTTCTAAAGGTAGAGTTAATACTGGTTTTGATATTGATAAAGATAGAACTACTGGTGATATAGGTGGTGCTCGTGATGCTTATAGTAAAATTATTAATCTTATTAAGAATGACGCTAAAGGTGTTCAAATTATAAATAATAGGTATCTTTATAATCGAGTTAGTGAAGGATTTGGTAATTTTCAAATTATTCATGATATAATTGATGGTAATGAAGTTACTAAGAAAATTGCTTTTGCTAAAGAAACAAAAGTAATATTTGATTCTGAAGGTAAAGTAATTCCTTATCCTGTTAAAGTTATTCAGATTATTCCTTCTACTAACGATAAAGAAAGTACGTCTGTTGAATATAATTTTGATATGTTTACTGATATTAATCGTAGAGCACATGAAGGTGATGTCAATGCTTATCGTGAAGTTCAATTTATGAACAATAATGGTTTTGAGAATGTTAGTACTGATTATACAAATATGTCTCCTAAACTTTATGAAGCTATTGATAGATTTACTAGTGCTACAGCTAAGAAACTTATAGGTGATGCTGACCAGTTCTATAAAAAAGAAGATGGAACTTATGCTTCTATATTTAATCCTGAAACTATAGAAATGATTCGTAATAATCCTAGTGAGCAAAGACGTTTTCAAAAATTACTTCTTGATACAGATAGTCTTATTAATAAATATGGTACTATATTCGATGTTGTAGTTGATGAAGATGAGAATCCTGAAGTAATTGATTTCATTAATCATATTAAGAAAACTATTGGAGATTTACGCAACAAACTTAATCTTAGTACTCTTAATGAAAAATTTGCTAGAGAAGTTGTTGCTAAATGGTCTAATGACCCTAATATTCAAAATGGTTTAATTGATATTTGTAATGGTTATCATGCTGTTACTTGGTGCGATGCTTGGATTGGAGATTTACAAGATACTGGTAATAGTCTTATTCAAAATATTAGTAAACATATAGTTGATGATATTAGTGCTAAAGATATGCAAGCTGCTAAAGATGCTCGTGAGTTTGAAAAAGCTATTAAAGCTCTTGGTCATATAGATTGGGACAAACTTGTTAATAAAAATGGTAAACTTATTAGAGATTATAATGACAAATTTGTTGAAGATTTAGATACTCTTAGAAATAAAGTAAATGAAGCTCGTAAAGATGTCATTAATAATCCTATGACTTATCTTAAAGCTAAGCATGAATATGATGCTTTCAAGCTTGCTCATCTTAATCAAAGCTTTAAGGATGAGTATTATAAAGCTATGTATGATAATGATGATTACATGCTTAATACTGCTCCTACTATTTTTGCTGAATATACAAAACTTAGAGAGCAAATTAGAAATATCAATCGTCTTCGTATTAGTGGTGTTCTTAGTCCTGAGAATGAAGAAGAATATCGTAAACTTAGAAGAAGTATTAATCAACTTGAGTCTACAATAAATTTTGATGATGGTACTGAGAAACCTATTTATGATGAAACTAATCCTATTCCAGGTACTAAAGGTTTCGATGAAGAAGGTAAACCTATCATTGTAAATCAAGCTAAATATGATGAAGCTGTATTAAACTCTCAAGGAGCTGCTATGAAACTTACTCAATATCTCGAACGTCAACGTGGTATTAATGAAGAATATAATGATACTCAAGTTAAAGATAGTTTTGAAGAAGAACTTGATAAGAGACTTGATATTATTAATCGAGCTGAAAAACGTGATGCTTTTGGTAACAAACAAGTTTCTGATGAAGTTCTTGCTAATGATGAGAAGTATCAAAGAGCTAAAGAATGGCTTGAACAAAATGCTACTTGGCATGTAGACCCTAAAGTTAGTGACGAAATTGCTGTAGCTTATGGTACTCTTTCTAAAGGTAGAGCACAAAAGAATAATCAAATATCTTATAAGGCTAAACTTATTAAAATTAAACTTGCTAATGGAGAGAAGGTTTATGATAGTAAAGGTCGTATTCGTGGCGATATATTTAGTGAAGAAGAACAAGAAGCTATAAGAAAAGATGAAGCTAGTCGTTATAATAATACTATTTATTCTGCTGGTAATGAGCAAATATTAATTAATAATGCTCCTGAACAAAAACAAGCTCTTCCTGCTGTAGTACAAAGAATGCTTACTTCTAATAGCAAAGAAAGTAAAGCTAACGTTGAATATCTTAAATTAGTTAATGAAGTTAATGAAATTCTTCGTCCTTATTATGATACTACTAAGAAAGAAGTTAATACTATTACTGATAGACATCAAATTAGTATTGAAGAACTTCATAAACTTGCTGATTTGTATGAGAAACTTCGTAATACAAAGAAAACTATAGTTAACGAAGATATACCTGGTAATGGTTCTGCTGTTGGTAGTTTTATTCGTAAATTTATGCATACTGAATATAGTCCTAAGTTTGATATTGAATACAGTAAAGCTAAAACTATTGGTGGTGAATATCTTAAGGCTTGGGAAGATGCTAATATGGAATATGATTTTGAATATGATGAAAAAGGTCATATTGTTAAAGACTCAGATGGTAATTATGTATATGATAAATCAGTTCGTCTTCCTAATCGTTTCCTTTATGGTACTCTTACTCTTAAAGATGAATTCTATACTGGTATGAAGAACCATAAAGTAGCTAAAGATTTGCGTAAAGAAGCAGAGATTAAAACTAAAGCTCTTGCTACTATTAATGAGTATCTTGAAACTACTACAACTCCTTATTATAGTGATGCTATGGCTGAGGCTAGAACTAAAGGTAAAGAAGAGTTTGATAAGTGGTTTACTCGTAATCATGTATGGAATGTTTATACTCATAAGTTTGACCCAATAGGTATCTGGCAAAAGACTAGTATTAAACCTAATTACGCTAATGGTACTTGGGCTGCTAATTATAATCAGTTAGATATTGTTCCTAAAGAAGAATATCGTAATCCTGATTATAAAGAGAATACTACTCAAGCTGAGAACTTTAAACGTGGTATAGACGATGAAAAGTATATTAACAATGTAACTCTTAGCGACAATGAAAAACAAGCTAAGAAACTTATTGAAACAACATTAGATAAAATTGTTAGAGATAAAGCTAGTCGTCGTATTATAAGTCAAGGTTTTATTCCTATTACTACAAAAGAAGCTGACCATGACTTTAAATGGTTTGGTAAACAAATAGCTGAATTTGCTGGTTGGAATGCTAATATTAGTTCTGTTGGTAAGAATAGTCTTCATGCTGATATGAATTATTCTACTGATAAAACTCCAGTACTTCCTATGATTGGTAGAGAATTTACTAATAAAAATAGTGAAGACATTGATAAAATTAAAGCTGCTGAACCAAAGAGAGACCAATATACTACTGATGAAGAATATAATAAAGCTATGACTGAACATAAAGCTAGACTTGATGCTGCTGAAAAGAATAACAAAGCAATACATCAATATCTTGTTAATAGAGATTTTGTTTCTAGTATTAGTCAGTTTATTAGACTTGCTGGTCATCAAAATGCTGTTCAAGATAATAAGTATCTCTTCTATTATGGTCAAAATATGATTAAATCTACTCCTGTACTTGATGATAATATAGGTTTTAGTAATCTCAGAAAAGATATTAATAGAAGTACTACTGATGTTACTCGTTATGCCGAAAAAGCTTATGATGAAAGACTTTATGGTCAGTTTACTAATTGGGGTAATAGACTTATCTATGATAGATATAAACTTCCTAATAATAAACTTACTAAAGCTGCTAATATTGCACAAAGTCTTACTAGTGCTAAATTTATGATGTTAAATATTACTGGTGGTATTGGTAACGTTACTGTTGGTCGTAGTGGTATTTTTGCTGAACATATAGCTAAAGCTTATTTTAGTACTTCTGCTTGGAATAAAGCTAAAACTATGTGGTATGGTGCTTCTTTATCTTTCCTAAGAGGAATGACTAGAGAAGATAGTACTAGTCTTGCTGATGCTATTGTTAAATTTATGAATGTAGTAGATTTCGATGAAGTACTTGGTAGACCTACTGGTAGTTTTAAAGCTAGTGATGCTATTAATCGTCTTAGAAACCTTATGTATTCTCCTAACGCTATGGGTGAACATCATATGCAAAATAGTGCTATGTTTGCTATGATGTTTGATAATAGAATTGTTCCTGTAGATGATTATCGAAATAAAGGTAGACTTCCTTATCAAGCTATGACTTGGTCTCAATATAAAGTTGCTTCTCATGAAGAAGCTATGAGACAACTTATTGCTGGTACTCCTCTTGCTGCTCAATTTGAGAAATTTGTAAATGATGTAAAGTCTGACCCAAATCAACTTAAAGAATATGCTAGAGGAAGAAGAGATTTAGCTAATGAATTTAAGAATGTTTTCCTTAATAACAAACAAAGTAAAGAGTTTGTTGCTAAACGTAAAGAACTTGAAGTTAAAGCTAAAGAACAATTTGAAGCTAACCCTACTCTTATGGAACAGCTTGATTTAGTTGATGGTAAACTTGGTTTTAAAGATGGTTCTCTTATGGAACAACTTTCTAAACAAAGTACTAATGGAGAAGTAAATGATGCTTATGCTCTTCTTGGAGAGTTCAAAGGTAAAGTTATTGCTGTTAATAAAGAGATACATGGTGTATATGATAGACTTGGTGCTGCTCAACTTGAAAAATATTGGTGGGGTAGTCTTGTTATGCAATATCATAAACATATATATCCAGGTATTCTTAAACATTGGAGAAGAAAAGGTTATTTCAATGAACAAACAGGCGATAGTCGTGTAGGTTGTGGTCCTGCTCTTATGGATTTCCTTACAATGCCTATTCGTCAATATAACGAAAGACGTAAACTTTTAGACGATAAACAGCTTGAAGCACTTGAAGGTACTCAAAATCTTTTTGCTGCTTATGTAAACTTTGCTGAGAATATTCGAGTTAATTGGGAAGCGTTACCTGAATATCAAAAAGCTGCTATTCGTAGAACAGCAGGTGATGTATTTGGTGCTTTATCTTCTATTATGGTTGCTATCGCTACTAATATAGCTTGGGATGATAAAGATAAAGATAAAATGCTTCTTCCTAATCTTATGCTTTATAGTGCAGACAAACTTGCAACTGAAAGTATGATGTATAATCCAATATTCCTTCCAAACAATGCTAAACAACTTTGGAGTTCTCCTATTGCAATGATGAATATGCCTAATGATATTATCAATAGTCTTAATCTTGTAGCAAATGCTATGTTTGATGATGAATTTGATTATAATTATACTACTGGTCGTTACAAAGGTGAGAATAAATTTAAAGTTAAACTTATGAGACAAATTCCTATTTATAGAGCTTATAATAATCTTACTACTCTTGATAAGAGTAATAGCTATTATCATTATGGTCAAAATATACTTGGATTTGTTCCTACATCATTTGATAAATAAACCGCCCCGTAAAAGAGTAGTAATGTAAATTCTACTAATAAGAATTAATTAAGACCTTTATCTGTTGGAGATATTAATAATAATAGTATCTTTGCAACAGATAAAGGTTTTCCTGTTTTTGCCATGAAATTACTACAGATGTATGCGAAACTTTATTGCTCTATGGTGTAATGGTAGCACTACAGTTTTTGGTTCTGTCAGAGTAGGTTCGAATCCTGCTAGAGTAACGTATATTATATGTCGTGAAATACTTGCTAAATTAATTGTTTATAGAGTTTTTAAATGCTGTTTAAGGTAATACTTATAAAGGTTCTGAGCTAGGTAGTCGTGATGACTGTCTAGCTCTTTTTCGTTTAATGTGTTATAATGTGTCGCTACTAATGAATAAAAAAAAAG